TAAAATAGAGAACATTTTGAAACATATTCTTTTTTGAAAGTTCTCTAAAAAGTATTTTCAGAAAAGTAAAATAGAGAACATTTTGAAACATATTCTTTTTTGAAGTTCTCTAAAAAGTATTTTTGGAAAAGTAAAATAGAGAACATTTTGAAAAATATTCTTTTTGGAAGTTCTCTAAAAAGTATTTTTGGAAAAGTAAAATAGAGAACATTTTGAAAAATATTCTTTTTGGAAGTTCTCTATTTTCTAAAAGATAAAATGGAGAACAATAAGTAGCATATTTCTTTTTGACAAATCCCCAGAATGTCCTACAGAAAATATGTATAAAAAGATATTGGGATAATCATACAAAGAAATGTCTCACCATTTTGAGAACATGCTCGATAAAATTCGGGAAAATCAGTCATATACAAACATTTTTCAAAATATAATCAATGTGTTCTCTCCTTATGTCTTATGTCACCATTTTATAGGAGATGAAGCATGGCATTGGGGGATCTTGCAACATTTACCTCCAGGAAAAAACGACTTGAATTCAACGAATAATTTGGATATAATCGAGAACTACGATATTGTGCAATGCCAACTCAAATTTTTCGGGCATTTTGTAAAAAATATTTTACCTCGATTAAACAAAAAGATTGTTCTCATTACTTCCCAATTCGAATTTATAAGTTTTGACAGGTCAGAAGAAACCGATTTTGTTTTGAATCATCCGAATATTGTTTTGTGGATAACTACTAATCCTATGTATCCACCTTCTGATAAATATATACCTTTCCCGTGTGGCCTATCTCAATTCAATCTCTCAGTTTATGCACATTTATTGTTGGAAAATGAAAAGTCATCCGAAAAAGAAACCGAGCTAGCACATATGCATTTATCAAATACAAATCCGTGTAGAGCTTTATTACCGCCAGCACCAAAATATTCTGAACAAGATTTCTACACTAATATCCGAAAGGCCAAATTTATGATTTCGCCTATAGGCGACCGACAAGATTGTTATCGTCATTATGAATGCATCGGTTTAAAAACCATTCCTATTTCGAATGTCGGTGAATATTACAAACCCATTTTTCAAGAAAATATGCATTATTGTCCTATAGAAGAAATGATAAAAGCCATTCAGACAAACCATGTAAATTATGAATATAAACCGCCTGATCAAAATTTGATATCATTTCAATATCATAAAGACAAAATATACGATCTGATTCACCAAAAACGATTGTGCCAGTAAAGAAACTAATTGGTAAAAAAACAATATAATATAATAGCGACATCAATCAATATATTTCTTTATGACACAAGTGCCAGACTGCACATTAACAACTTCTTGTTTTGATTTAACCAAATTTCATCCAGGTTCTCGTTCGTTGGAAGAAGCTATAGAAAAAATGAGAACATTATTAGAAGTCCCCTGTTATTTGATTATTTATACTGATTCCGCTTGTTTTGATAAAATATATTCTTTAAGAAGACAATGGAACCATCTTACAAAATATGTTGTTCAAAATTTCGAAGATTTACATTATTATAAATTCATTGATATTGTCAAAAAGAATAGATTAACATATTGGCCAACCAGGGATGCGAGAACTTGTGCAGAAAATCATATCTTGCAAATCAGTAAAATAGATTTTGTCAAACAAACCATTAATAGTAATCCTTTTGGGACAAAAACGTTTGGTTGGATTGACGCTAATTCGGGAGTGAATTTTTCGAAAATAGCAGAAGATTATTATAATGAACCTGGGAAAAATATGTTGATAGATGTTCTTAATGTGGTTCCTTCCGATAAATTACATATTCAGGTTCTCAATGTAACAGATAAAAGATTCAAACAAAGAGAACATAAACGCGAATTTTATTCTTCGTATAAATGGATAGTATGTGGGTCTTTTTATACTATGGGTAAAGAAGTGGGTCTGCGATTTATTAAAAGGATGGATGAGTTGTTTAAAGAGGCGACAGAAATGGGATACGGACACGGTGATGAATTACTCTTTTTAGAAATCTTGGATGAATTTTACGATGAAATTGACAGGGGATACGGTGATTATGCTCAAATATTGAATAATTATGTTTATCCTAAAAACAACTTGTGGTATATTTATCATTTTATTATCAAGAATTATCTCACTATGGGATATTACAAAGAATGTTGTGATTGTTGTCAAAAAGTGGTAGATAGTGTGGAGAACCGGGGGATACAAGTAATGCCGGATGTTTATATACCCATATTGTTAGCCTATAGAAATGCTTGTTCTCTACAAGGAAATTCTATTGAAGAAGTAAATGGAATAATTACATCTGTATGTTCTCGAGAACCGGCTATGAAAGCCGAATATGAAAAATAAAAAATATTGTATAAAATAAGTATTTTATACAATGGTATGGTATGAAAATATGTTATCTATAGAAGTTCCAAATCAGAAAGACGCCAATATTCACTTCCACCATTAGGGAGTGGTCGTTGAATAATAAAAGGAATACGTTTTTGTTCTAATTCTTTAAGAGCAATCAAATACCCATCTATCATTGTAGCATCGACATCAATCATAGGTTTCGCTCCTCCATTGATTTGTCTTGCTCTCTCACCTAAAGCACGGGCTTTTTCATATCTAGACAAAATCGGTAAGGTTTTATGTAGGGGGTCGATAATGACACCGTCTTTGTCTCTTACTACTGTTGCTAATGCTTCGACTTCTTCATAATTAAGTGTTTTTAATTCTGGATGATGGTTCTCTATGACTTTATTTCGGATATGGTCATCCATTTTTTGAAGATAATTTTCATCGTCTTCATCGTCGTCTTCTTCATCTGAACTACTATCTCTTTCTTCATAGTCTTCAGTTATTTTTTCGATTTCTCCTTCATTTTCCGCTTCGCCATCCTGTTCTTCATCGTCTTCATATTCTCCGTCGTCGTCATCACTATCATCAGCCCCTCCATGTAAGTCAAAAACATCATCTATTTCTGAACCACCCCCACCGACGACCGAAGAACCGGTATCTGAATCTAATTCCGATTCACTTAATGTATCTATTTCTTTTTCAATTTCAAAATCAGCCATGGTATATGATATAGAATGATAATTTCTAAATCCATTCAGTTCAATTTTGTAGGGTCTTTACTTCTAGTATAGGCAAAAAAGTCGTCAAAAAATGGTCATAAAGATGTATTATTTGACTTATTTTTGGATGACTTTTACAGAATTCCTTACCGGTTGTAGAAGGTGTTATTTCCATACAGTATCACATTCCACACACAAATAAACATATTTCATATTTTGGTCATCATATCGCATATAAATAACTTCGGCTTTAGTATTTTCTTTATTTGTCTTACATTCTACATTCGGGCATTTCAAAGTGTAAATTCTTGGAAGGGTCGGGTCGAGTTTTGTATATTGGTTGATGATATGATTGAATTTCTGTTCGCCCTTTTTAAGATTGTTTGTGAGAACACAATGGCCTTCTTCATTAATGGTATCATCGACTGTTCCGCAATGTCGGCAATAATAAGTAAGTCTGTTTGTGTTCTCCGAATCAATAGAGATATAAAGCATATTCTGACAGTTAACGCAAAACTTCATAGGATATATATACTATAAAGTTTATATATTTTCATTTGGTTCAATTTTATACCTACTGCAAAGTGTGCTTGTAACTCCATCAAAGGAAAAAGTAATCCAAAAAAAAGGTAATCCAAAAAGAGTCATAAAGAAGTATTATTCCTTTATGACTTATTTTTTGGCTTTTTTTGTGGCAGCTTTGGTCGCTTTTTCTTGGTTCTTTCTTGTTTTAGCCTCTTGTTTTTCTTTTAATTTCTGGGTTTTCTTTGCATCTCTTTCTCTTTGTTTAGCGAGATTTTTGCGTTCTTTTTCTTCGGCTTTCTCTCTTTCTTTAAGAGTCTTTCGAACCCGGTTTTGTTTTTCCTTTTCTAATTGTTTCTCTCTTTTTTCTCTGGCTTTTTCTTCGACTTCTTCATGCATATCTCTTAAATCGCGTTCAATGAGAACACGTCGGCGGTCAGCTATTTCTCGAACTTCTTCAGACAATTCCGATAATTGAATATCTTTTCGCGTTTTACGAAGTTGTTTTTTGGCTGCTTTTTCTTCTTTCTTTTTTAGAGATTCCGTTGCCTTTAATGTTTTTCGGACCCGTTTGAAAACCAATTTTTTCAATTTTTCCAATTCTTTGATTTCGTTTTTTTCATCTTTGATATCATCGCGAATATCCATGGTTCTCTCCTTTTTCGTCTTTCTGAATTCTTTTTGATTATCTCTAATAGCCAATTCGATTTCCATTCTTTGTGAAGGAGCAATATTCTTGTCTTTTAGTTGTGCCTTCATCTGTTTTATTTTGGATTTAAATCCGAGAACTTCTGTTTTTATTTGGCTTTCTAAAGCCACAATGTTCTCTTTAGCTACTTGCACTTTTCTATCTATTTCAACTACTTCAGGAAGTGTTTGAACCGCCTCTAAAAATTTGGTTCCTGTCAAAGTTTTTGAACTACATGAATTTCGAATAGCCGCATAGGTGCTTGATTTATATAAAGAGAACAATGTTGGGTTTTCTCTGATTTTATTTTGAATAGAAATAAGCCGGGATTGTTTTCCTTTTTTTATAGTGGCTATTTCGCTTCGTATAGATTTTATTCTCTCTTTTGCCGTCTGAATATGTTGTTTTACTTCTTTCATTAAATCTGTTATATTACGATTTACTACTGTTTGACATTTCTTTTTAGGTAAATCCGGGAAGTTCTCACATATTTTATGAAACTCTGATTGTAATCCTATCTTCGAAATAACTAATAATTCCTCTTCCATTTTTTTTACAAGGTTTTCTAAATCAGCTTGATATTTCAAAACATCTGTTTCAGCTTCTGAACGACTGACAAATTTATCGAAATCCTCAACCATTTGAACATCGGCAACCATAGGCACCAATACCTTTTTGACTCTGGGTTGAGAGAACTGACGAGCATCTTTTTCTCTATTTAAATAACTAATATGTCCGGCAATATCGTCCAAAAAACGGATCTGACCTTCAGGAGTAAATCCGCCATCTTCTTTCAAATACTTCTCAGCAAATCTTTCGAATGTATCCGGGATTTGTGATTGAATAGGCCTACACAAATTAATTAGCCTAATTAATTCCATCGGGTTCTCTGTTATCGGTGTAGCCGTCATTAAGAGAACCCGGACAGAATCAAATCCACTAACAGCATAAGAATTCATTAAAGCCCCGTGAAATGCTTCCATATCAGGTGTCTCTAATGCAGATAAACCACTATTACCATATAATTTATGGGCTTCATCAATAATCAATAGCGTTTTTCGCAAAGGATCTGCTTCTCCATTTTCTTTAACGAGCCTTTCATAAAATGCATTCTTTTTAGAGACTAAATTCGAGAACTGTTTATAAGACATAGGACGAATACGCCAAGCTTTCGATAACAATCTCATACGTTCTTTCTGGGTATCTGGAATGACCTCACCATTTGCAATTCGTTCTTGTATTGCTTTATGACATACTTGGTCGAACATATTTTTCCAAATATCATTTTTAAGCGTGGTTCTCGTTACCCATAGGATAGTATAATCCAATGGTTCAAAATTGGTGGTTGCAGCTGCAATCGCCGAACACGTTTTTCCAGTTCCTACAGAATGATATAGTAGCATACCCTTTACAGGACAAAATGGAGAAAAATAATGTTGAATAAATGCTTGAGTTGGTGTAAAAGAAAGAACCGATGATGCACCTCCTGTTTTTTTCGATTTTCTTCCAGTAGAACGTTTGGCAATTTCAGTTATAGTTTCGGCTTCGGATGGTCCTACTGAGACAGTTTCAGCTTTAGATGGTCCTACTGATAGAGTATCTGCTTCAGATGGTCCTACTGAGACAGTTTCAGCTTTAGATGGTCCTACTGATAGAGTATCTGCTTCAGATGGACGTTCTGTTCTTGTAACAACGGTTTCTTCAGATTGTCTTAAAGAAGATTGTGGTGATTGACTCTTTGTGACAATCGAAGAAACCACTGAAGCTAGGGGTTTTTCACTCACTGTAGAAATCTCTGAAATAGGTCTTTCTCGAATATTTGAAATTGGAGAAACATCTTGTCCAGTGATTGTTGATAATGATTTTAGAGAACCTGGTTGAGTTAATAAATCATTTTCGATGTCTTCATCTTCTTTATTTTCACTTCTTCTGGAAGAAACACTAATATCGGATATAGTAGGTGTTTTTCGAGAAGAAGAGGAGGAGGATGATGAAAGTCTTTTCCATTCATCCGGAACATCACCACATAAGTTCTCCATTTTCACCTTTTCCCATTTATATTCTCCGAATTTATCTTGAATATATTTAGTCATTTCTTTATGACCCATTGGCATAACGCCTTGAAATAACAATTCGACATCTTCTTTATCAATTGGTTCTTCTTCTTTTTGAGAACTTTTTTCAGAAGAAGATGGAGAACCACCGAATACAATTTGTTCATCATCTTCATACTCTTCTTCTATTTGAAATTGATGCACGTTCTCATTTAATTCATAATCAACAGAACCCAATACAGCAAGTCTTTCTACATCATATCCGAAATTAGCTAAACGAATATCGGTATTCATAGCCCGCATTAATAATTCATAAGCCGTTTCGGAACCCAATAAAGAGAACCTCAATTTCTCAGGAATTTCCATATCATAAATAAATACTTCCAATGGCCATCCTTGAGTAGGATGAAATTCTAACCCTTTTTGACCACATGTTCGAGTTCCTCTTCCAATTACTTGTTTTTGATCAGCCATATTCAATGAAGGTTCGAAAATATGAATATATTTAATATCAAAAAGGTCAATACCTTCCTTAAATCCACTATCCATTACAATAATTCTTGCCAAATCGCCATAAATGTTCTCAGGACGACTATTAAAAGTAGCCAAAATTTCCTTTTTCATACGAACACTAATGGGTTTGTCATAAACAGGCACTGAAGATAATAAATAGAATGAATTTGTTTTTTTTAGGTCATTATGTGATAACATCTCTAGAGGGCCCCAATTCGGTTTTGGACCGTTTTCAGAATAACTTTCATCATCACTACCTCTACCACCAGAAGATTGAGAACTAAGTTCCGATATGGATTTTTCTGAAGATACATTTGTGGATGATGTTCTCGCAGAGGAACTTTCTTCTTTTTCAGATGAACTTCTAGTGGATGATGTTTTTCCAGGAGTGCTTTTAGAATAGGTATCTCTTGTGGATGACTTTCTGGGGTTCTCTTTTTCTGAAGGTATTGAACTTATATCATCATTCTCTTCAGATATGTTTTTCTTTGGGAATTTATCGGCGTTTTTCAACTCGGCTTTATATCCCATTTGCCAACCGTTTGAAACAAGAGCAGCAGCAAGCATTTTAGCACCTTGGCCTCCAGATTTAATATCAGAAAAAATGAAATGTTTGAAGGTAGTTCCGTGTTTCTTTTTATCACGAGCATCCAAATCTTTTATTTTTTTCAAGAGAGCAACTAATTTGGGCGAAAAAGCGGGCATATCCTTTAGAAAAAAATCAGGATGAAAATCCGGATGATCAATTTTAAATTCGTTTTTCATAGTGCTCCAATTACTCCTTTTACGAATACAAGCAGGATCGAACCTGATAATCGGTTTTTCTTTATGAATATCTAAATCAGGTTCAAAATTGTCATGAGAACTTCTTTGCAATGATGTTTCAGACATTCTTTCTGACATTTATATAATATGCAAAGATTTTTTGTGTATTATAGTATATATAATGTCAAGCGCAGTTATAAATACTACTTTTCTAAATGCACCTAATCTCGGTGGAAAAAACTTGGGAGGCGGGTTCTCAGGTATTTCTCCGAAACAAACATTGGGAAACTATAAAGGATGCGACCAAGTTTTATCTAGACGTGTTGTTGTAAAATCATGGAACACTGCTTACGCGACTGGGTCTGTCAATGGTAAGGGACGTATTACAACCCCTTTCCGTGCTGTAAATAATTCCGGTGATTATCTCGGTCGCATCCATTATTCTTGTGGGGGACCTAATCCTACTGATGCACGCCGTCCTGGATGGAAATCGCGTATTCGTAATATGTTCTCAAATTGTGATGGAACAGGTATCCCTGCTTCATCCACCAATACAAAATTCGTTGCTGATTCGTCTGAATATTCCAAATACAAAAAAAATCGCGCGATTAACCAATTGTATAACGATAGAACATTTGGAGGCGACCAAAACCACGCAACCTATGTGGCTCGTATGGGTGTTCATAGATATTAGATAACTGCCATTTTTACAGATGGGTCATATCTCCATTCGATATAGTTCATATCATATGGAGAACAATCGGATTTATTCATTATTCTTCTACATAAATCATTTTTTCGTTCTTCCAAACGTCGCTCTTCCAAATGTCTTTTTTCCCTGTCTTCTCTCATGGCCCTTTTGTTCATTGTCAAAAAGAAGAACATGGCAATAACGAATATGATAGCTGGTAACATTTTATTTTAGCAACAGACAGGGGGAACAAGTATGAATTATTCTTTATGACAAAAAAGGCAATCAATTTTATTTTCGTTCCAAAATATATATGTATAAGTATTTAGCCGAGTTTCTTGGAACTTTATTCCTAGTATATGTCATCGTAGCAACTGGAAATCCGATTGCTATTGGTGCCGCTCTTGCTCTTGCGGTTTTAATGACGGCAAACATCTCGGGTGGGCATATCAACCCCGCTGTAACCATTGCCATGGCTGCTGCCGGAAAACTAGATGTTGCCGAAATTATTCCTTATGTTCTCGCTCAGATCTTTGGTGGTTTAGTCGCCATTCAGGTTTTTATTAGATACAAACTATAAGTTCTTTACAAATCATTATTTCTTTATGACAAATACAGAAGGGTCATAAAGAATATTATTTACTTGGTCTTTGTTAAAATTTTATAAAGAATAAATAAACCAACGACGGTAACAGACCCAATATAAAATGTTTTAATGGGGTCTTTTCCAAGAGAAAATGGATCAGGCGAAGCGGCGGTCGCTAAAGGGCCAGCAGAATAAATGTTCCCCGAATGATATAGTTGTTTGAAGGGAGGTTCTTCGTCATCTTCTTCTTCTCCTGTTTCAACAAGAGCAACATAATTAACCAGTCCATTTGTGGGTTTAACGGCTTGAAATACAACATCTGTTTTTGGGATAATTGTAGGAACATAAATAGAAGGTTTAATAGAAGATGTTGATGTTGGTATTTGATTAATAGCAGAGAACATAAAGAATATATATATAGAAGGGGTTAAAAATCCGCAGAAAAATCGAATACATCCCCCGAAACGGTCTTATTTGCCAACGCGTATTCTGAATTTGTTCTCTCGAAAAAGTTTACTTTAGAATCCATACTGATAAGTTCCATAAAATCAAATGGATTGCCCGAGTTATAGACTTTATCATATCCCAATTGAAGACACAATCTGTCAGCCACGAATTCGATATATTGAATCATCAAATCCGAATTCATTCCTATAAGACGACATGGGATAGCCTCTGTAATAAATTCTTTTTCAATTTCAACAGCCTCCTGAATGATTTCATAAACACGCTTCTTCTGTAGTTTCTTTTGAAGTTTCTTGTATAAGAGAACAGCGAACTCACAATGCATTGCTTCATCTCTCGAAATCAATTGGTTCGAAAAAGTAAGTCCCGGCAAAAATCCACGTTTCTTTAACCAATAAATAGATGCAAAAGAAGCCGAAAAGAAAATACCTTCGACAACTGCAAATGCAATTAATCTAGCGGCGAACGAACTTCGATTATCACTAATCCACTTACGTGCCCATGTGGCTTTTTTCTGAATACATGGAAAATTCTCTATAGCATTAAATAATTTATGTTGTTGTTCTTTGTCTTTAATATACGTATCTATCATCACACTATATGTCTCCGAGTGGATATTTTCCATTGCAATCTGAAACCCGTAAAATGCTCTTGCTTCAGCCATTTGTACATCTCCCATAAAACGCAAAGCCAAGTTCTCAGTAACAATACCATCAGACGCAGCAAAAAATGCCAATACCATACTAATGAAATAACGTTCATCGTTATTTAATTTTTCATTCCAATCCACCAAGTCTTTAGAGAAGTCAATTTCTTCAGTTCTCCAAAAACAATCTACTTGTTTTTTATACATAGACCAAATTTCCGAATCTTGAATAGGAAACATAACATATCGACTGTCATTTGGTGTCAAAAGTGGGTCAGAAGGGGCAGAAACGGCAGTAATAGGTTGGTCAGACATTGCTAAATAATATATAGGCCCTATTTTTATACCATTTCATTTTTGTTTTTATTGTATCCATTATGTATATAAATGACCACACCATTATGCAAATATAAAAATCTTTTCGGAGAACCGAACGAGGGCCTAAGAAAATATAGAATTTTCGATATTGCCATTTTTGATACCCTTGTTGTAATTCTTACTGGGATTTTCCTCTCATATGTCACAAAGATAAATATATGGCTAGTTCTTTTAGTTCTTTTTATTTCGGGAATTGTAGTCCACAGATTATTCTGCGTGAGAACCGGAGTGGATCGTCTTTTATTTCCAAACGCATAGTTCTCGAAAAGAGCAAAATAAAGGTCGATAAATACCCACCCCCTAATCAGTCATAAAGAATAATATAATAATGCATCTTTATGACTATTTTTGAATAACTGTTTATTTGAAATATATTTATACCATAGTATTTACACCCTTGAAGAATTATACCGGTGAAGATTTGAATCCGCACCCCAAAGGGGTGCTATATTCAAATGTGTAACCGGTAACTTAGTTGAAGAATCATCCGCTATGCGGATTGAATTCTTCAACGGTGTAAAATGTCCCATTTTAATTCTTCAATGGTGAGATATCCGTAACGATTTTATACAAAATTTGCAAAAGCTAATTTTGTATAAAATCTGCACTGATATAAATGAACACTTTAGTAGACCGCGATGATGAGCACGGAGAACCCAAAAGAAGAGGGCGTAAATCAAAAAAGCAGTCTCAGAAGGAGTTGTTAAATATGTATTTCGAAGAAACTGTGATTGAACGCATAGATGAACCCATAATACATAAGAACTCTTTCGAACAATTTGCACATTTGTCAGCCGTAGAAAAACAAAAATTCGAAGCCAAATTTTCCCGACCAAAAAATCCACATCAAGAGCATTATATGAAGATATTGAAACAACCGTCTAAAAAAATTGTGGTTGTGAGTGGTCCGGCAGGAACTGGAAAAACATTATTTGCAACCGAACAGGGGATTAGATGTTATTTATTAGGTCTTTATGACAAATTGATATTTACAAGACCATCGGTCAGCGTAGATGAAGATTTGGGATATCTCCCAGGAACATTAGAAGAAAAAATGGCACCTTGGGTTCGTCCTATTTACGATGTTCTCTACCAATTCATTTCACCAAAAGAAGTTCAACAACATATGGAGAACAAAACCATTGAAATTGCACCTCTAGGATATATGCGCGGGAGGACTTTCAAAAACGCTTGGATAGTAGCAGATGAAATGCAGAACTCTTCAGTATCACAAATGAAGATGCTTCTTACCCGTTTAGGAGAAAATAGTCGGCTCATAATTACAGGCGATTTAGAACAGTATGACCGTCCGAATGAAGTGAATGGTCTAGAAGATTTCTTAGATAAATTCAAAGGAAAGAGGTCGCCCAGTATAACCGATTTTGAATTCGAACGCTCAGATATACAGAGAGAACAAGTTGTTAGAGAAGTTCTCGATATTTATGCCGGTGAAACTTATATTCCTACAATGATGGATAGCGCAAAATAATATTAATATACAATATAATGCTTTTACATAACAGGTATTTCTTATATTTCATCTTTTTGATAGCCTTATTAGATTTTTTGTATTTGGGATATGTAAATGATATACATTCGGTATCAGTCTTTGTATTAATCGGATTGCTAACTGCTTTTTTTAGTAAAAATATGATTGTGGTTCTCTCTACTACCCTTATTGTAACGAATATTTTACGAGTCAGTGGATACAATGATATCCTTTTTGACGAAAAAGAAGGTCTTACAAATAAAGACGCTAATCACGATACAGCTGAAGATACAGATGAAGAAGATGAAGAAGATGAAGATGATTCAGATGAAACCGTTATAAAGGAGGATTTTGGTCAAGATAAAGAGGTTGTATATACTTCTGTAGAAGACCAAAAAATAAGTGATCAAGAAAAAATTTTTTCAGCACATGAGACACTTCTTAAAAAAATGAATAAATATAAACCTCTTTTAGACACATTAAGCGGGCTTACTAAAAATATTGCGGCAGTAAAACAAATAACACAAACCGAAAAACCAATATCTGATGATAATACCGCTGAATATAAAAAAGAAATGGCAGATATAAAATCTAGAGGACTTAGATCACCAAAAGAAACGAAAGCACCAAAAGAAACGAGAACACCAAAAGAAACAAAATCCGCAGAATAAAATAGGGTGAATATATAGATTAATAAATGGCAGACATACCTCTTGTATTGATGAATATTGCTGACACCATGATGAGCTTCATGGAAGGTGTTATGGGTATCGTCGAAGGAGCAATGAATATGATTATGAGTGTTTCCTATTATATCGAAATCATTATGTTCATAGTTATTATTGGTCGATGTGTTTTTGCTGCATTTCAATTTATTATAGAATTTTGTACATGGATATTTTCGTTTCTGACATGGCTTATATTACCTTGGCCAAGCGATTTTATGGATCCACATAGGGATGATATAAATATAGAAGCAGGATTTATCTGTTGGTTGATTCGTTATATTATTGTTATTGCAACAAAAGTTATAAATCTTCCAAAATGTTTCTTATGGTATTTTTTAGATACTGCTGGATGGGTAATTTATCTACCATTTCGATTTACCTTTTGGCTAATAGATTTTATGTTGAATATAGGAATGGAAGATATGGAGAAAAATGTGTGGTATTTTTTGGATGAAATCGATTATTTCTTACATGGAAAACCGAATGATAACTATTTTATGTTCCAATATGACCCTAATCCACCACCTAGATTAGATGCTTCAGGTAATGACTTGGATACCATGAATTTAGGATTACATATTATTCATTTTCCGGATTCTGTTATGTATCAATGTTATTCTATTAGTCCTTATGCTCTTGCGGATTTAGCACCATTTCCAATAGCTGCGTTTGAAGCATTCATATCTTGTGCCATGAATCCCTTCTAAGCGGGGAACCTAGGTTCCCCCGCGCCCCCTCCTTTCTATAAGTAATTTTCAACCTCCTTTCTATAAGTAATTTTCAACCTCTTTTCTATAAGTAATTTTCAGAGTGGTCGTCGGGGGATTGCAACCGAATGTATCTTATAAAGGAATAATATCATTGGGATTCGGGTTCTACTAATTTCGCGCCATAAATGTATAGCATATGGCCCGAAAGTGTCTTCCAGGAACCATTTGTTTAGAAAATACCACATTAGTCGTTTTTCTCGTTTTATTAATCATAATTGGCTACTTATATTATTCTTTTTTGACAAAAACGATTAAGCCTACATATGGACCTATTGGAATGGTTCCTCTAATGCCACCTCCGCAACAATCCTATGAAATGGTTCCTATTGGTATGACTTCAAATGTTATACCAAATGTTATGATGGACCCTTACGCACCCCCTGTAAAATCCGATGGTTATAATTTTACACGACCATCTAGTTCATATGGTATTTCTAATGGTATTTCTCTAGCTAGACCAGCAGGAATTCCAGTGAATATAGAAACCCGCGGACTTCAACAAGAATATTCTCAAATGGGCATTATAACCCGCGAAGGAAAAACCGATATGATTTTACCTTTAATGGGTCGTCGTCTAATAAATGGATTAGACAAATGGCAATATTATACGATTTCTAATACAGGTGCCATTAATACAAAACTACCTATTCGATTTCATGGAAGAAGTTGCTCTGGTGAATATGGTTGTGATTGTTTAATGAATGGAGATATTGTCTATGTAGAAGGATATCAGGATACATTTCGTGTTACTCTTTATGACACTGCCAAATTCCAATATATACCCTATATATAATTATTCGACATGATATATATCATTTATTTATTCGTAATATATAAATGACAAACCAATATCTTGAAAAGTTTTTAAAACGCCGTAATATAAAGTTTTTATTTACAGGTGGAGAACAATCAAAAGAAGATATAGAACAAAACAGAAAAAATGTATTAAATGAATTAAATAGTATAATACCAGGAACAGATCCTATCCCACGAAATATTCCGAATGAAGAAATTAAGGACGATTATAATGAAATAACACCAGAAAGAACTTCATCGATACAATCCTTGAAAAATGTAGCTTCTTCTATTGGAAATACTGGAAAAAAAGTTGCTTCTGCGGTCGGAAACACCGCAGTTGAAACAGCTAACTTGGTAACTAGTGGGGTCGTATCTGGAACAAGAATCGGCTCACGTATATTACGTGCCCCTGTAAAACACTTATTAATAGACCCTTTAACAAAAACATCTCCTGAAAATAATCTAGCCATTAAATTCACACAGGCGATTCAATCTGCCCTCAAAATAGTAAGCACTGATAAAAAATATTTAGAAAACGAATACGCCAGATTAGCTAAGCTTGTCATAAAGAATCCTATTGATATGAACATTGGCGGAGGTATTCTTCTTTTTGGTCCGGATTTTCAAATCCAGAGCTTTACTCATATTTTTAAGAAGGATGGTTCTCTCTTTTCATTTGAAAATACTATAGGGAGCCCATCCGAAAATGACGAGAACCTGAAAAATGGATTGGATAAAGGAGGCGAACCATTTGACCCAGCAACAATGATTGGAAGTATAAAAAATAAAATAATATAATGAAAACAATATAATAAAAAGAATATAAGTATAACTTTACAATACATTATAAAAAGAAATAATGACTGATCTTTCATTAAACACACCATTAGAGCCATCCTATGATTTAGACAGTATATTAGAAAAAGAAAAACAGCAAAATAAAGCGGATACATGGAATAAATTGGACAAGACAGTAAAAACTCAAAAGCTTCATAGTTTTGCTGAAAAGTATGGGAAAGACAATTCGCTTCCTGTAAAAGATGTTAAATCATTAAAATATTTTTTCTTGGAAGCTTTGGATAAAAACAAACTACAAAAAACCAAAGATGTTGTTTATGACAAAGAAAAAGGTATTATCCAATCTATTCCAGCATTATTTTTTAATGTAACGAATCGGTCATTTACTTTGAAAAATCTGGATGTTAAACGCGTATCTACTTTGAAATCGCTTACACCAAAACGTATTTTAACACAAGACCTCGAAGAAAATTGAACTATTTGTTAAATAAAAACTATTTAAATACATTTGCCGAAATATATTTAAATGAGCGTCACTAGTGAAACATCATCATCAGAAACCGGTTCTCTTCCGTTCTCTGAGCAGGACTATGAAGAATTAGCAGAAACAATACATGAACTTGTAGGCGAATATATGAAAGATTATATTTTATCAATGTCAAAACCGGATTATATGACCGGAATTATTGATGATATTACCCATGTTATTTACCAACAATTAGAAGATGCAGGGTTAATCGATTCAGAGAATTATAGTTCTCTTCGTGAATCAGTAGAAATAACGACGAATGACTGGTTTGCACAGCATTTTTACGATTGTCCAGACCGCTCTATCCCGCATCAAACCACAAATACATTAGTTAATACTTTTGGACAAGACGAAGAATTTGCTGCGAAATTTATTAGCGATAAGTTGAAAATAATATACACTAAAGATGCATCGAATCCAGCTCAAAGAACACCTGAATGGTATCTTCATAGATATAATATGCTAACTGCAAGTAATTTATATAAATCTCTTGGTTCAGATGCTCTTAAGAATAGTCTTATTTATGAGAAATGCAAGCCACTTGAGACGGGATACATTGAATCCAAATGGATTTCTACAGAAGGGTCTTTACATTGGGGTGTCAAATACGAACCATTGACAGTTATTCTTTATGAACATATTACAAGAACCAAAGTAGGACATTTCGGTTGTATTGTTCATTCCGAATATCCTTTTATAGGGGCTTCTCCTGATGGTATTGTCATAAATCCTGAATCGCCACTCTATGGCCGTCTTGTAGAGATCAAAAACATATATAATCGAGATATGGATGGTATTCCAAGTGAAGCTTATTGGGTTCAGATGCAAATCCAGATGCAATGTTGCGATTTACCTGATTGCGATTTTGTAGAAACTAGATTCAAAGAATATGAAACCGAACAAGAATATATTGATGGTAATTCTTCTGAAGATGTCATAAATGGAATTATTCTACATTTCATTGTGAATGATGCAACCTCAAATATCCCTAGATATGAATATATGCCGATTGATATTTCGTTAGATAACCGTATTGAATGGATAGAGAATAAGAAATCCGAATTAAGCGATAAATATGTTCTCTTTAAGACACATTATTGGTATTTAGATGAGATTTGTATGACGACTATTTTGCGAAATGACCTCTGGTTCCAAACCGCTCTACCACGTATCCAAGAAATTTGGGAAACTATTCAAAAAGAACGTGTTTCTGGTTATGAACACCGGTCTTCTAAGAAACGTGCTCCATCTATCGATTTAACAGATGTAGCAAAAGGCACGATAACAGTAGTTAAAGAACCAGAAGCCACATGTTTTATTCGACTATCAGAAGAAGATCAATTAGAGGAATAAAAGTCGGAACTTTCATAAACAACTTTCATAAAGAAATATATTTCTTTATGACTATTTTTATCGAATACATGTGAAATATGTTAGCAAATATCCAGTTATATGTGATATTACCATGATTACATTTATAAAGAAAATAAAAATAGATGCTTTTATTATACCCTTATCTAAAATATTATAAACATAATCACCGGTATAATACCGCCAAGGAACATAAACCCCGAATAACCACGAATATGCCCAAACACAAGACATTTTCAAAACATTATAATCGAATGGAATACATTGGTCATTATGTATGATTCTATTCGTTAAAAGAACCAACGGAAGACCATGAATAAGTGCCGACCACATTTGTTCAAATGAATTATCTAGTTCAGGTAATGATAATTGGTCTGAATCACGCAAATTAAATATTAGCCTCCCTCCCCAATATCCTGCTGTAATTACAAAATGAATATTGAATGCTAAAGGAAGAAATTCCGGATTAAAATAATATAATAATGAAACCAAATGCCCAGTATCTGTGAAACGGATAAATTGTTTTATCCAATTATATTTTGGTAAATATGTATAATGGTCTTGAAACCAATAAAAATAATTCGCCGGATATGCTTTTAGAGCTATAATAGAAGATAAAAATATATCATCGGTTATAATATATATGGCACCATGAATAAGTGGTATATAATATCCGTTTGTGACTATTTTCTGAAAGTTCATTTAGTTGTCATAAAGGAATAATATTTATATTTATTTTGGTGTTCTATTCCTTCGGAAATTCTATTCCTTCGGAAGTTCTATTCCTTCGGAATATGAAAAGGATGTTTTTTAGAGAGTGGAATTTTTAATAAATACAACCCGACAATAATAAAAAATGCCCCAAAATATTGTAAATAGTTCTCAAATCTTTCGCCTAATACAAAAAACGCAAACAAACTTTCTAATAAACTACTTGTTCCATCCCATGCATTATTTACCAATAATAATGTCGAATCTTGTAATGAAAGAACCAATAGAATAACAATCCCTATATATCCTACAATACCAACCCCTAAATACAATAATCCTTTATCATTGGCATAGGCTTTCAAAGAAGCATCACCTATAATTTCAATTAAAGATAATCCCAAAATATATGGCAAACTCATTATATATTGTTTTTATTTATTATTTTTTGATATTTTATAAATAATAATCATGCGTTAGAAGCCACATAGAACAATCCTATGTGTATATAGAAAAAACGAAATGAATTTACCAATCGTTCCATCCGTTCAAAAATGTTTGGATGCCTTTTATTATTCTAGAAAAATTCCTCATATTATCTTTCATGGCCCATCCGGTTCTGGAAAACGGACTATTGTAGAAGGATTTCTAACAAAAATTTATGGCGGTGATAAAGCCAAAATGAAATCGAATATTATGTGGGTGAATTGTGCTCATGGTAGAGGACACGGAATTAAATTCATCCGTGAAGACCTCATTTTTTTCGCCAAATCTAATATACAGTTCAATTGTGGGGTTGTTTTTAAGACTATCGTGTTATTAAATGCTGATTCTTTGACAACAGATGCACAATCGGCATTGAGAAGATGTATTGAACTCTTTAGTTTTAATACTCGTTTTTTTATTATTGTTGAGAACAAAGATAAATTACTTAATCCGATTTTATCCAGATTTTGCGAAGTTTATGTTCCAGAAATGAGAATGAATGGTAAGACATACAACCTACATCAGCATACTGTTCAAAATGTTTTTCATTTAGAGAATTCTAAAAATGAAAGAAGAGAACAATTGAAACAAATGATGAAAGATAGTCCGAAAATGTGTCATAAAGAATTATGTGATTTAGTGTCTTGTTTATATAATTCCGGTTATTCTTGTCTAGATTTGATCGATTGGTTTGCACAAAATGACGAAATCGAACAAGGATTAGTTTCTTCTGTGGTTCTCTGTTTTCATCGAATAAAAGCTGAATATCGTTGTGAAAAACTCTTAATGTTTTATTTGCTAGATTATGCTTTTTTGCGTCCAAACAAGGATTTGAAAAATGTGGGGTTTATGTAAATGGACGATTTTGTTATTTCTAACCTGCATGAATCACGCAATGAATGGTGTAGTCGTTTAGTCAGTATTTTTACACCACTTGTTTCTGAAGGCATTCGCTCGATTTTCAATGAAGCCTGGAAATTGTGTGTAGATACTGATGAAGCCAGTAAATATTTGATGACTTTTCAGAATTTGTTGGCACGTATCCCTAAATGGAACGGTGTCATTGTCGAGGAAGAACGCAAGCGTATTATCGAAAGAAGTGGATGTAATTATTTAGAGGATTTGATTACTTGTGTTCATATTATTCAGTTGAAAGTTCTCACATGTATTCGTGTAGGAAATAAGCAGAAGAAGATTGATATTGCTATTCCGAAATTAGACGCCTTTATTCATAAAGTATATATTCATGTTGCTCGAAAAGTCTATTCCAATGTTTATTTGTTTGAGAAAAATATTTCACCACTTGCTACACAAAAACATATGAGAGAACTTGAATTGATTATTCAAGAATGTATTTTGACGGCTATTCGCGAGAGTATTCCTACAGAAGATATCATAAAGGCATATATGGATGAGGCTGTTGAGCACGAAGAAGAAGTAGTTATTGAGAACATTGATGAAGCCGTTTTACCAACTGAGCAGTCTTCTACGGAGGACATATCTTCTCCATCAGATGAGAAGAAACCAGAAGATGAACCTTTAAGACCATCTGTAGTACCTTCTATCCAGGATATTGATGATAAACCCGTTATGACAAGATTGCAATTCAATGACTATGATTCTATTTTAGATGAGAACAACAAAGTAGATACGGTAAGTGCTCCGAAAACACTAGAGAGACTTGAAGAAATCAGTATGGAACGTGCTATTCAGAGGAAACTTGAGGAAGAAGAAGATTTAGATGATAAAATCCGGATCCATACAGACACTATTCCGCTAGATGGACTAGTCGATTTGGAAAGAAATGAAAATGAGGATGATGGATACATTTCATTGGATGATATCGAAGAATTGAATTAAAATGTTATAGATAACCTTTATGACTTTTTCATAGGTAGTCATAAAGGAAATTGTGCGTATGGATTTTATACAAAAAATAGGAGAATGATTGTATAAATGGAGAACTTGTTTCTTTTTGCTATTTTTACAACCATCCTTTTTATTGCTCTGAAAATCCTTGAAATGAAATATTTAGAAGAAGAAATGAAACCTCTGAAATTCATTGTTCGTGATGCCGTTATGGTTTTTGCCGCCTCTATGGCCGCTGCAGTTCTCCGATTTTACATTAAGGGGTCTTTTGCTGATTTTATTAATGTTGTTACAGAGAACAAAACACTTAATTTAGAAGCCACACAGATTTTTACCGATGCTCCTGGGTTTTGATTTATTTATAAACATATCTTGTTTCATCATTCCCTTTATGAAAAATATATATAATCATTGACGGATATTCCGTTATAGATAATCTATAATTTGTTCCTACGAAAGGAATATATATATATGTATGAGTATTGAAATTACTAAAATTATATACATCTTCCTTAAAAGATAACATATTCGTTAGCATGTTTCGACGTGTATCCGTTTTTATAATTTGTCTCATATATTTCCCTTTTCGGTCTTTTATTAGAGAACCTTCATAAGAAAGAATGATATTTTTGATTTCTATAGGTAGACCCCCAAATATTTTATTCATTGTATATAATAAAATGTTCTCCATTTTATTATATTTATTATTATCTATTGTTACTTCTTATAATCAAATACTTTTATATAAAGCCGTTCGTCTAAGTGCTGCCGCGTATTGTCATAAAGATATATATTCTACTATGATGTTAGACAATGATTTTCTATATAATACTACTATTTATGACCGGAGAAGTGATTTACAGGGGTATATAGGAACAACTCCTGGTGTAATATGGATTGTTTTAAGGGGAACATCGTCGGCTCGTAATTGGGCACGTGATTTAGAAGCTCGACGAATAGAATATACTACATTCCCAGAATGTAATTGCTCCGTTCATCAAGGATTTTATCTTTCTGCCGAGTGGGTTCATGAAGATACTCTTGTGGCAGTTCGGCGTCTATTAGTCGATTATCCACTTTCTGAAGTCGTATTGACGGGACATTCATATGGTGCGGCATGTTCTCAATTATTAGCAATGGAATTACTAAAAAACGGTATTCAGACGAATATATATTCATTCGGTAGCCCACGAGTAGGCGACTCAGCATATTCAATCTTTATGACATCTTTTATAAAACATTTTCGTATAACTCATTCGCGAGATATTGTTCCACACGTTCCTCCAAAACAAATGGGATATATACATAGTTCTCATGAATTATGGGAAAATGAAACGGGAGTTCTCATCGAGTGTATTGATAATGATGAAAAAGAAGACCCGTATTGTAATGCACAATATAAATTGATTGACACATCTATTGATGACCATTTGGTTTATTTGGGACAACCCATGCAATGCCTTTATGACAATATATAATTAGATGTAGATTCGATGTAGATTAGATATACGATGGAAGGGCATCTAAATCCATTATTTTGGCATCTTTGGGAATATGTTTCTTTTTGACTTCAAAACTTGAGAACATTGGGTTCTCTAATTGGTCTTCTGGTGTTTTTTTATGAACGGTTCTCGAAATCATTTTATATAATTTAAAATTGGGATATCTTTCATCGCCATCTTTTTTATATAACATATTTTTTCCATTATCATCTGAGACCCAATTGATAATCGTTGCTTGGAAAATATCTGGTTCGAAATCTGGGTCATTTTCATCATCAATATCCATTATAAAGTCATAAATAGAACATCCTAATCGGCAAAGATCGAAACTCATATTCGGCTCTAACCTGGGTCTTTTTTCATTGAAAAATGGTTCGCAATTATATTGTGTAGAAGCATCTCCTCCAGGTGCAAAACTATCACTACAAAAAGTATGCCCTTGAAATTTATAAATAGCACGGCCGAAATCGATTAGTTTGAAAAGACGGCCATATGTAGGGACTTTATAAAATCTATTCGTTGCTTTATAATATAAGTTCTCTTCATCTGTATCCACATACATAATATTGTTCGTATGAAGATCATTATGTGTAAATTGAAATGCGCGTTGATAAGCAAAAAGGGTCATTATCACTTGAAATAATGCACTCGATGCTGTATCTATATCTAGCACCCTTTTGACAAATAATCGGTCAAGTGTTCCTTTACATTTTTCTAAGCAAATCATTTGAACTGGGAAATCATAAATATATGCGTTCAATGGAACTTCTGATTCCTCTTCGGAACCTTCTTCTTCCTCTTCGGAACCTTCTTCTTCCTCTTCGGAACATTCTTCTTCCTCTTCTGAACATTCTTCTTCTGAACCTTCTTTTTGAGAACATTCGTCTTCATCATCGCTGGTATAATTCACTTCACTATTATTCGAAGTGTCCTCTGAAGAAACCACCGAAGTTTTTTCATAAACACATTCTTCCTCTTCAATAATAGTAGGAAGTTCTTCAATCTGAACATCCTCTAATGGGTCTAGTTCTTCCAAATCCAAAGAAACATGCGAACTTTCAGAAACATTATGAATGAGCAATTTATTTTTGTTATTTCGAGAACCAAAATTCGCAAATGGGTTCTCTGTTTCTTCTATTTCATATAATTTACCACGGTTCTCATTAAAATATTCGGATTGATTCAAATAGTCAATATCATCAGCCAAATTCATTCGATATTTCTTTTGGACACCTACAAAAGAACCATAATAATCTATTCCATTGAGAACCCCGTGTTGATTTAATAACTGGCTCGACAAATAATAGAAAAAATTGTCTATATAACTGGCATTATTTATACTCGAAAGTTTCTCGTGAATATTATTATCACTGGATAAAGAAGGAAGAATTCGCAAATTGTCACAAACTTTATACTTACCAATTAAATATCGAACAGGATCTAATAAGGGGGCAAATTTAATAAATAATTCGACTTCAGTAGATTTTGATAAAGAACTATCCCAAACAGTTCTCAAACTAGATATATGAAATCGATGATTTAAAGCAATCGAATTATAATTACTTTCTGACAATTCGAAAAACTCTTTATAAATGGGATGATAAGACTGAAATCCATCCATTACAAAAGGATTAGGTTCTCCGTCATTTTCAGAAAAACTATCTGAGAACTCTTTTTCTAAATTTTCTAAATGAACCTTGGTTGGTTTATAATAATTCAACTTGAATTTAGTCATTTTATTTATAAAAAGTATTATTTTAATCTTTTTGAACGATTATATATTTATCTTTGTATATTCGTCAAATAAACATCAAATACAATAGAATAATATTATATACATGACACTGGAATTGAAGAAATTCGATATGCGACATATTACATTCAAACCAGATGAGAACAAGGGTCCTGTTATTGTTATGATTGGACGTCGTGATACTGGTAAATCTTATCTAGTTCGCGATCTTCTATATCATCATCAAGATATTCCTATTGGAACTGTCATTTCTGGAACAGAAGCCGGTAATGGGTTCTATGCCCAACACGTTCCTAAATTATTTATTCATGAGGAATATAATACAGTGCTTATTGAGAACATTTTAAGACGCCAAAAAATAGTTCTCAAACAAGTCAATAAAGAAATGGAACAATATCGCCGTTGCACCATCGACCCTCGTGCTTTTGTCATATTAGATGATTGTCTTTATGACCAAGGATGGACGAAAGACAAATTGATGCGATTATTATTTATGAACGGTTGCTGGTCTGCCGGAGTTATTCCAAAAGAATAGCTAGTTTATGTTTTTCTATTTATACCAATGAAGGTTTGAAATGATACCCTTTAGGGCGTTCCATTTTACACCGTTGAAGAATTCAATACGCATAGAGGATGATTCTTCACTGGTATAAATAAAGAACATAAGCGACACGTCCAAATTGCTGGAAACTCTCGATAGGTTCATATTACTAAGTATAGTCAGAAATGTCTATATGGCTGATGCTAATTACATCAGGTATAGTAACAAGATATGAAATAGAGACAATCCGCAGCGAATCTCCTAAGTACGTTATGATAAGTATATGGAGAACGTTCAACGACTAGATGCCCGTGGGCTTGAAACGATTAATCAACGTTTATGATGGCTTAAGATATAGTCTAATCCCACCCGAGAGGGTGCTATACCCATTCAAAAAGTATAGATTTTATGATTTCTAGAGGAAATACTAGAAGGAGAATGGTATTTATGCGACACTGGAAAATAATGCTCATCATTACAATGCAATATCCACTTGGAATACCACCTAATTTGAGAACCAATATCGATTATGTGTTCATTTTACGTGAGCCTTATATGACAAATCGAAAAAGAATTTGGGAGAACTATGCGTCTATGTTTCCCACATTAGAATCATTTTGCTCTGTTATGGACCAGACAACGGAGAACTATGAATGTCTCGTTATCAATAACAATGCAAAATCAAACAAATTACACGACCAAATTTTTTGGTATAAAGCCGAAACCAGACCTGACTTCAAGTTGGGGTCAAAAGAATTCTGGGAAATATCTAAGGGAATGGGGGATGACGATGATGACCAATATGACCCGAATAAAGGAAGGAAAAAATCAGCAGGACAACAGATTACAGTAAAGAAAGGCAAATGGTAGATAAATATTCCAACATAATAAAAACCAAAACACAAATAAATGATTATTATTATATGACCACATAACAAGATATTTTCATACAAATAAAGAGAACATTTCAGCAAAAATGTAAAAACTGTCATAAATATAATAACAAATAAATATATATCATGTCTGCTACTGTTTCTCCTTATCAGTTTGTCTTAAATGCCTTCTCAACATCTGTGACTATGTCAACAAAAGCCATAGTTGATGATAAACTTTCTCCTGTTATAGACGCAAGTGCAGCAGCAGTATTTTACATATCACAAGATGATATTCAAGAAGTATTTCAGGTATATACACATTCAGATGTTATTTCAGATATTTCATATGACAGACTTCATTTCTTCGTTTTTGCTGATAAATGGCCTTCAACTACTCATATTAATCCAGTAAATGCAATGATGGACCAACCATTATCTTCAAATCCCATGTTAAGTGTAGGTATTCCCAATGAAATGTTAGTAAAACACGATTTTGTGCGTTATTTATCGAATGAGTTATTTAATACACCTATGGGAACCGATTTATTTAGTAATCAAACAGAACTATTAAATAATTTGGATGCTATTGGAGAAACTGTATATCAACAAGATATAAGTGCGGGTTTATGGAAATACGCAGCAACTTCTTCTAGACCTGTTCCTGCCGATGTTAATAGTGGGTTCATTATTGACCATACAACTGGTCTTAAAGCAACTACTGCTGATTTGGCAACTGAAGATAATTTATGTTTTGTATTGACTAATAAATTATTAGAAGTATTCCCTGAAAGATTTAGTAATTTACAATTGAATTCCCAAAATTTATTCCATGTTCCTATATTGGCAGGTGATATTTTAACCTTTGTGATAACCATTAATCCAGCTCCTGATCAGAATACTTTAACAGGTGTTCCACCATTTGGTGGTCGAAGTTATCAAATCAAAATAGTCGTAGATGATGGTTCTCATTTGAATACTCAACCAATTGATTGAATAATATTTTCATTATAATCTATCATATATGTCATAAATATATATGTTACAATCCATTGTTATCATTTTTATTTTAGCAATATTATTAATCATTATTGGATATTCAATCTTTATAAATGTATTTGGACCACAATCCAACATAGCAATAAAGACAATTTATAAAGAAGGTCTAGCATCGACAACAACATCAAAACCAGCATCAACATCGTCATCAACAACAAAACCGGCATCAACAACAACATCGTCATCAACAACAAAACCGGCATCAACAACAAAACCGGCATCAACAACAAAACCGGCATCAACAACAAAACCGGCATCAACAACAAAACCGGCATCAACACCTACACCACATGTCTTTCCTCCACATGACATTCCTATTCCTTCTTTTATAACAGACATAAGCAGGTGCGACTATCCTATGCTATGGCAAGGTTTTAAAAGTGTCATGAGGGGTCCGACTAATATAGGTAATGTAATAACAGATGTAGTAAAAGGGGTATGTTCTAATAATCCAGAAATGAAAGCTCAAAACATTACTAACTTACCACAAATATGTTCAATGGTTACAGATTTATCTTATGCTTTTTCCGGGGTAGTTCCATACAGTAGTATCAATCAAAATCAGTGTCCAGCCACCTTTTTAGACCCTGTTTCAAATGAATTAAACGAAACCTCTGTTTGTAACTTACCCAATTATGTATTAGAAGCACGACTATTTGAAACTCAATTTAGAGTCAAATATCCACACGATATAAGTAATAACCCCCAATTAAAAAACATTCCATCTATTGTCGACTATGTCATTAAAAATATGAGAGAAAATTGTAGTGCATCTAATCCAAATGCTTGTATTATAGGAAATGCCATGGCTGGTGTCTTACCCACTTATTGCTCTATTCCAACATCTGCCCCTCTACCTACAATACCCATACATTTACAGAATGCAATTACAAATTTGTCTATTCCGGTATCATCCCCACCACCTACATATCTCCCAACACCTACTCCTACAATAGACCCAACGAAATTAAATAATGTTATTACAACTGGGTCTTCTATTGGATTTTCAGGTTTCTAATAAACCTTGTAAATAATCGTCAAAAAGAACATAATATTATACCTTATGTTAATAATATTATGTGTGGAATAGTAGGTTATTTAGGACCAGATCAAGAAGCCATTCAAGCCGTTCTCGATGGAATTCAATTATTACAAAATCGCGGTTATGATTCTGTAGGTATTTCTTCTATTCATTGTGGAGAACTTCAAACAATAAAACACGCATCGACGGCTACAAACAATGCCATAGATATCATTCAAAATATAATTCTTTCTGACAAACCCAAAAGTTCATTATCTATAGGTCATACCAGATGGGCTACTCATGGTGCCAAAACGGACACAAATGCCCATCCACATCATGATACCAAAAACCGAATTGCTATAGTTCATAATGGAATTATTGAGAACTTTTCATCACTAAAATCGGAACTTGTCATAAAGGGTTATTCATTTAGGTCTTCTACTGATACCGAAGTTGTAGCAGTGTTAATAGGTTCTCTTTTAGATGAAGGTAGAACAATGTTAGAAGCAGTTAATGAGACAGTTAGCAAAATAACTGGAACATGGGCCCTTCTTATTATTCATAAAGATTATCCAAATAAAATGTGGGCAGTTCGTAATGGTTCTCCGCTTTTATTAGGAACAAATACTCAATGTCTAATGGTTGCATCAGAGCAAATTGCATTCCATAAATATGTTAATCAATATATTGTCTTAAAAGACCATGATGTTGTCGAAATCGAACTGGGGATAGATGGAAAATACATTTATAATAAATCTCTTTCCAAATATCTTAAACAAACGAAATCATGTGAAGAAACCCTGATGAGCCCCGATCCATGGCCACATTGGATGCTGAAAGAAATCATGGAACAACCCGATGCCGTTTTACGAGCCATTAATAATGGTGGCAGGATTTTGTCTGATACATCCGTCAAATTAGGTGGCCTAGATGTTTTCCTTTATGACTTGAAACGGATGGACCATTTGATTCTTCTCGGATGTGGAACTTCTTTTCATGCCGGATTATGGTCGCTCGACATTTTCAAATCATTGGATGTTTTTGACACGGTTTCTTTATATGATGGAGCGGATTTTTCTGGGAAGGATATTCCTAAGAGGGGTCAAACAGCAGTTGTGTTGCTTTCTCAATCTGGTGAAACGAAAGACTTACAGAGATGTTTCCAAATCATTCAAGATAATGGACTATTGTCTATTGGAATAGTGAATGTCATTGATTCATTTATTGCCAGAGAAACCAATTGTGGTGTCTATTTGAATGCCGGTCGCGAAGTTGCAGTTGCTTCTACGAAATCATTCACTAGTCAATGTGTTGTTTTGGCTCTTTTAGCGGTTTGGTTCTCGCAAAAAAAAGAAACTTGTCTAGAAAAACGGCGGAAAATTATTCGCGATTTACATCAATTACCCGTCCAATTGACAGCCGTTCTCCAAGAAGCCAATTTAGAAGTTCTCAAAAAAACTGCATCAGAATGGACCACTGTAAAATCCGCCTTTTTATTGGGAAAAGGCAAAGAAGAAGCCATTGCTAAGGAAGGAGCACTCAAGATAAAAGAAATCGCTCAAATCCATGCTGAAGGATATTCAACATCGGCATTAAAACATGGTCCATTCGGTCTATTAGAACCCGGACTTCCTGTTATTTTCTTCGATGTATCCGAAGAACATAGGGATAAAACGGCGAATGCCATTCAAGAAGTTGGAGCAAGAGATGCCCGAATATATATTCTTTCTGACAAATCAGAGGGGTCCATTTGCTCGATTGATACAAATTCCACTTTTGGGGGATTAATATCGAATGTTTGCGTCCAACTATTAGCATATTATTGTGCTTGTCATAAAGGAATATCGCCGGATTATCCTCGCAATTTAGCCAAAGTTGTAACTGTAGAATAATATATGTCTATGATATACAATGTCATTTTGCGGAAGTCCTAACGGAAAAATAATAGACCCGAAAGAAATGAAAATATTTATTCACGAATTTTTTGATGAAGAAGAACAACCATCTATAGCAGTTGGAGAAGATGTAAGAGAGTGTCTTAAAAAATATTCTAATAAGTTTAGATTCATGCCATTAAGCGAAATAATTACCGATAAAAATAAAACAGAACAATTAAAAAAATTACTACAAATAGGGAAAAAACGTCTGCCTCGTCTTCCGCAACCTACTGTATTAGAACGAGAAAAATCGGAGGAGATATTTGATCCTGTATCAGATAAAAAAATTAAGGATTTAACAGTAAATGAGATCTTATCAACAGATGGATTAGCATATATTGAACAAGCCATTAAATTAATAGAAGAGAAAGAAAAGAAGACAAAAGGTGGCACACGACGCCGTCGTAATAAAAACACTCGTCGTCGTCGTCGCCGTTCTACCTATCGTAAATAATATAATTATAAAAATCATTATATTATTTCTTTATGACATTCACTATTTTATTTATTCCTCCTTATTTTTATTACGATTGTATTCCAACACCTTATCATTATACTCCTTGGTTTCTTCCTCTGTTGTCGGTTCTCTTCCTTCGAAATCAATGGTTTCTTGAACACCCACCAGATTACCCTGTTCATCTAATGTCTGTGTGAGTTTATTACCACTCTTCTCAGCATTCTTAATGTTCTCTTCAATAGCCTTCTTCTTAGCCTCCTTGACACGTTTCTCGAACTCTTCTTTTGCTCTTGCCTCGTTCTTAATCTTCTCATTATGGAGTTGATTGAGTTCCTCCTCCATAAATTCTACACGACCCGTCTTATAAGCATCAGGATCCCAAGGCAACCATAGTCCTACAGGACCTACTAAAATATCGTGATTAGGATCCATATCGCGAATTTTCTTGCACTTCAATTCGGCTTCCTCCTGACTTGGGAAAACACCTCGGATTTTCAATCCTCTAACAGAAGTCTGGAACTGATGCGCTTTATTGAACTTTAAGGATAACTGCTCCTCATTCTTATCCACGAAATTCTTGAAATCGGTTTCAGCACCCTCCTCGCGCAACTTAGGACCTTCTTCCTCCACAAAATCAGTATAATCCTTTATGACATTCTCAACATTCAATCCATACTTGAAAGCCATAAAATGAAGGAAATCGAAAAACTTATCCATCGATTTCTTGAAATCCCATTGTTTTAGGAATTCGTCAAACATAAAAATCTCACGCTGTTTCAAAATCTTTTCCGGAGAAATAAAAGAAAGACATGCGAATTTTTGTCCGGCAATCGGCGGGTCCTCGTCACAAAGGTCAATATATTTAGGATTAATTTGCCCATTCTCTAAAATTTTCTTTTCAAATCCACCGCCAGAAGACATTATATATCTTTTAGATAGATGCTATTTAAGTATTTTTAACGCTTGTATATATTTTTTTGTTTGGTTATAATATAAAATGAGCGGATTCGATTTCTCAGAGTTGATTAAACGTGCCATCAAGTACATTGTCGAGGGTATCATTGTTGCTCTTGCTGCTTATGTTATTCCTAAAAAGTCTCTAAGCGTTGAAGAAGTAATTGTTATCAGTTTGACTGCGTCAGCTACTTTCAGTTTGTTAGACGTTTTCATACCATCTATGGGTGTGGGTAGTCGTCAAGGCGCAAGTTTGGCAATTGGTGCGGGACTTGCTGGTGGAATTCCACTTGCTCCAATGTAAATAAATTTATTAACTCATTACTTGAAATATGTAATGAAGCAATTCGTAGCAAAGTCAAAATTCTTAGTCACACCCTTAATCGCGCTTCGTATCACTCCATCACAATAATAAAACCATCTATCAATTGAATTATTTTGTATTGCGTAGCGCAAGTAAATGGTTAATTTTAATTCATTTTCATAAATATATATATTTACGAAAAATTATATAAAATATACAAACTATATAATATTAATACCATGAATGAGTATCAAATTGAAATCGAAAAATTAAAAAAAGAAAATGAAGCATTGAGAACCAAACTCGAAAAATATATTGCATCAGATAGGCATAAGATTTATTACGAACAACACAAAGAAAAAATTAAAGAAAGGAATAAAGAATATCGTGAAAAAACGAATTATATAGCAAGTATCTCTCCAGAAAAGAAAAAAGAATATGCCAGAACTGCTTATTTGAATAAAAAGGAAAAACAAAATAATAATAGTAATATTATATAATTTTACGGAAATGTATATAAACACATATTTATATATTATATATGAAATCGAAATACACATTAGAATTTCTGATCGAGTATTGTCTTGAAAAACATATTATACTTACGAAAGATTATTCAAATGAAAAAATGAATAGTAAAATCCTAATAGAAGGTAAATGTATAGAACCTGGATGTAAAAATCATTTTCAAAAATCATTTTATACTTTTGTTCTATATGAAAACTATTATTGTAAGCCTTGCTCGTATAAAAATACCAAAGATAAAATTAAAAAAACTTGTATGGAAAAATATGGTGTTGAAAATATTTTTCTATCAGAATGTCATAAAGAAAAAATTAAAAAAACTAATTTGGATAAATATGGTAGCGAAAATCCTATGTCTTCAAATGAAATCAAAAATAAAATTAAAACTACATGTTTAAAAAAATATGGAGTTGAAAATGTTTTTCAATCTGAAAGTCATAAAGAAAAAATAAAAAATACAAATTTAGAAAAATATGGAACTGAAAATCCAGCAAAATGTTCTGATATTTATGATAAAATAAAGAAAACAAATCTGGAAAAATATGGAGTGGAAAATGTTTTACAAAATAAGGATATCAAAGAAAAAATACGTCAAACCAATATTGAAAAATATGGCGTTAAAAATCCCATACAACATAAAGATATCATAGCCAAAGTTCAGGCGACTTGTATAGAAAAATACGGAGTTATCAATACATTTCAAAAAGAAGAATTCAAGGAAAAATCAAAAGTCACTTGTATGGAAAGATATGGTGTAGAATATTGTATGCAAAATGAAGATATTCGAAACAAAGCAAAAGAGACCAATGTCGAAAAATATGGAACTGTATCTGCTTGCCAAAATGAAGAAATAAAACAAAAAATTATTGAAACTACTCTAAAGAACCACGGTGTAAAGCACTCATTACAATCAAAACAAATAAGAGAAAAAGGAAAACAAACGATGATGGAAAAATACGGTGTCGATTCGGCGATGAAATCTGACATCATAAAAGACCATGTAAAACAAACCAATATGGAACGATATGGTGTTGAAAATGTATTTCAATCAGAAAGTCATAAAGAGAAAATCAAATCTACTATTATGGAAAGATACGGTGTAGAGAATGTAATGTTTGACCCAGTTATTAGTAATCGCGCCCTTATGAATATGTCCAAGAAAAAATCCTACACTTTCCCCTCTGGGAAAGTCGTTCGAGTTCAAGGTTATGAACCATATGCTCTTAATATTTTACTAACCATCCATAATATCCCAGAAGAAGATATTGAAATCAATAGAGAACTAGTTCCTGAAATATGGTATAATGACCCTACCGGAACCCGTCATAGACATTATGTAGATATCTACATAAAATCCAAAAATAAATGTATCGAAGTAAAGTCTGAATGGACTGTTAAAATGGCCCATTGTTATATTTACGAAAAACAAAGGGCAGCTAAAGAAAATGGATATCAATATGAAATTTGGGTGATATCTGAAAAAGGCAAATTATTAGAGGTTCTATAATACAACGTCCGTATCCATTTATGATATTTTCTATTTCGAACCCGATTGAGAACCCAATAAACTGGCCGTATCTGCCACCACCGTCTTTGCCTCTTCGATTTCTCCCTGTAAAGATGGAGCAACCCCCTCCAAAGCATTTAACAAAGGAACTGCATCTGTTTCAAAATCAGTAACTAATGGTTCAAGAACCGGCGCCGCAACTTTTTCTACTACGGTTAATCCCAATGTCACTTCATTGTTTAAGACCCCTTCAACAGCAGGTTCAATTTCCGATTTAATAAATCCTGTAATAACTCCAGAAATATCCATTCCAGCAACTTTCTGAACTAACCCAGCAACAGCCGGTTCGAGAACCTGTTCCAAAAGACCTTCTTCTAACTCATCTACAACCGAAACTAACGACGCATTTGTCAATGGTTTTTTCAATGTGTTCTCAATATTTGTCTCTATGACACCTGTATTAGTTCCACAACAAAAAGAAAACAAACAACTCATTATATATTTCTAAAAGATAATAAAGATAATTTGTTGAGAACCATAATAAATGTCTATTCAAAAATCCTGCGGTATTTATATTGTCAATTATAAGGACGAAGAACGTCGCGAAAGAATGTCACAAAGGGTCAAATCTGTGGGGCTTGACGCACACTTCGTCCCAGGTGTGACTATAGATGACCCCAGGGTTGGACCGCAGCCAATTACCACCTTCGAAAAACGCAATTGGTCCATCTTTTTCCAGCATGTTGATTGTATGCGCGCCTTTTACGAAACCACTACATATGATTATTGTATTATTTGCGAAGATGATGTAGTATTATCTCGCAAATTAAAAGATGAAATCCCACAGATAATAGACCTTTATGACAAATCCGGGTTGGATATTTTGCTATTGAGCTACTTATGGCCTTATGACGTGGCCGAAGATCATTATTTTCCTGTTTTACAGAGAACCGACGAGTGGAAAATCCAAGGATATCCCGACGACTTATGGGGGGCTCATATGTATTTTATGTCGAGAACTCATGCTAAAATTCTTATTGACAGATACACCCCGGAATATGCTCTGGCAGAGCAACTTGCAGGTCGTCCATTTTGCACTGATTGGCAATTCACCAAATACGGAAAGAGAGGGTTATTAGTGCCGATGGTAGGGTTAGAAGAAGGAGAAGTAAAAACAGACCATCAGGGCCAAATTGATTTTCATCGGTCTGTTTTTCAATATCATTATAGAGCTGATAAATTTATTTGATTTGTACGACATAAATAATATATAATCGGAAAAAATACGGAATAATAACACCATAATGAACCAGCATAACTTATTGTATAAAAATACGCACTTGTTATATAACTAATAACAGCAAAAATCGAAAAATAAATACCATAAATTAATTTTGGAAAACCTAATAATGAAAATACGCAAAAATATAATAGAAGAATTGTATAGACAACCGTGGTATAATTCATATAAGTCCAATTCCAATTCAAATGTTTAGACCTCTCATCTTTTATGGTGCATTGTTTTATTGGTGTATCATACTGTATTGAATAAGGAATAATTATACATAAATATAAAATCATTAGTCCGATAATCAAATTTTTATTTGGCGTTTTTGTATTTATAAGTAAAATAACTAATCCCAAAACAAATGGTTGTAAATTATTTAATATCATTCCCAAAATAGATAATATTCTATTATAACCATCACATATTTGATGTGACCACAATAAATAATCAATACCTTGCATACAAGAAACGAATGCAAAAAAATATCCAACAATTTTATCTGTAATTGTTCCCAAAGAAATACATAAAATTGCGCCTATCATACCAACACAAAATGAAATAATACTAGCTTTTGCTGAAAAACACATTATTTATATATATAAACAGATATATATAAAGTTAATTATAACGATATGCATATGTTAGGATATTTTTTATTACTTCCTTTAGTGCTTAGATTACAAAGGAATATGATAAACCCATTTGTATTTCCAGATGACATGAGACCAAATATAAGTAACCCAGCCACATATGAAAGTTTTGATGAACAAATAAATGAAACCAATTATTTTATGGCAATTGATGAAATGTTGTTATATCATAATAATAATGAAACAAAATGGGAAGAAATGATGAAGATGGGAGGGCCATAAAACCTTGTAGAAATATATATAAATATAATATATGAGTTCAAACGACTATTTAACGATTATCGTTTTTTGTATTGTTCTTATTGGAATTTCATTGATTTCCGCATATGTTCGATTACAAACCTTACAAGTTATTGCCAATAATACTACACAAAAACAATTTGATGAATATTTACACATGCGTATTGCATTTAGTCTTATCATTATTGTAATAGTTGTATTTTATCTTTTCAAAAAGAAATGACTTTACTCAAGTAGAGAACTATATATTCTTTATGACACATATCGGAAGGGGGCGTAGGGTAGTTCCCCTACTATACAGTCGGAAAAAATTCCCAATCTAATTCCATACACACCTTCTTCCAAATCATATCTTGGTCTAATTGTTTTTCTCGGTCTTTCATCATAGGTATATATGGCAAATATTGCGTTTGGTCCAAAAGAACACATAATTGAAATAGTGTATATGTATAATTGAAAAAATTACGGCGATTTGGCGGGCAATGAAGCGCCCATGGTTGTTGGATTTCAATAAAGAGAACACACAACGTTTCATGTAATTCTTCACTCATTATTGGAGGTTTCACTCCGAAAATCGAATTAATAAACTGGATATGCTCAAAATATTTATTAAATCCCAATTTACGCAAAATTTCGCGCATTTTATCATAGGTTATTTCTTTATAATCTTTGATACGCTCCTTTTTTATACGGTCTTTAATTGCCTGTATGACTTCTTCCGGGATTTGTGTAGTCTCTTTCGCCTGAAACTGTGATAAAATCTCTTTGAAATGATTAAGTCGAATATATGCCGTATAAGACACCTCATTCGGCGGTTCTTTATTCGTAGGTTTCGATGAATCCACTATATAAGATATGAATTTACCACATTCAGGATTATTACAAATAAGAATTCCTTCTTCGTCTTGCGGGATCATTTCGCCTACCTTACAAATCTCGCAGACATCTGAAGCCACTATATAATCATTTATATTTACATAATCGTTTGTGACATTTCGCCAATAGGCTTGATACGTCTTTCTGGATTGATTATATTTATTCGAATTCGGGTCAGAAATTGCAGGGTCGGTAGATTTAATTTTAAAAAAAGAATGGAGAACCGCAACATTTCCTTTTGAAGAACCCGAAGAAATCTCCTTTTTTTGTTCGAAATAATCGAAAATATAACGAGAGTTCTCCAAATAATAATTTTTTTCTTCCATTTCCAATGAACGAATTCTTTGTTTGGTTTTTTGAATGGCATCTTTTGTATCCATATATTCATCAATATTCTTTTTGACATTTTTCAGATTATTTTTCAATACTTCTATTTGTTGTTGTAATTTAGGAATTTCTTCACGATTTTTGGAGAACTGTGCGACCATTTCGCTATGTTTTTCATCCAATGTTTTTACATTTTTCATCTTTTGAAGGATAATTATAGTGATATCACAAATAGATTGTTTATATGAATTTTCTACTATACGTTAAAATATACTCATTAAAACCCACCAATAATTTATATGCAAACAACAGAAGAAATACAAGTCCCAAAGAAAAATTTCCAAAAAATGTTGTTTCTAACAAACGCAATAGAAAAAGGATGGACTGTCAAAAAGATGAATGATTCTTATGTTTTCAAAAAAAAACATGAGAACAAGAAATCTATTTTCAATGACGAATATTTGGAAAAATTCATCGCCTCCAATTTAGATACCAATTTGCTTTTAGTATAATAATACTATGATAGTCCTGTTTGCACTGTATCGTCTTCCCTTTCTTCGATGATTTCAAACCCTCCTTGCTCCAATATTTTTATATCAAAATCCGTATTTATTTCTTTTGTTATATTTGAATATGTCCTTTTATTAGATTGTAATTTTTGAATTTTAATGATTTCTCTTGGGTCGATATCGTTGAATTGGACTTTTGTATTTAAATAAGCAGAAAAGAAAACGTGTTTATCTGTGTTGATAATCACGAGAACATTACTCAATTTCGAGAACATAAACAGAATATTTGTCACAAAGTTCAATAATGTCTGGTTTCCTAAACTATGAGAATAAATCACCTGCCAGCTATATACTGTATTTACTATAAATATACACATTACCAAATAACTTGCTATTTGGTATTGATTATCAACATCATACAATTGTTTCTTTTTGTATTCTTGAAAAACTTCTATACGTTGTCCTACAGATTCATTGTCTGTTGAAATATTCGGGTTGACTTCTAAGAGTTTTATTAATTTTTCTTCGCGTCTTATTTCGGTTACATATAATAAAACAAACGCGACGACTGTTAAATAATTGAGAATGAAACCGTTTTTATATTGAGGGTCCGGTTCTGAAAGATTTTCATCGAGAGAACATGCATGGTCTCCACAAGATTGTGGTATAAAAAGAAGAAGCAACGACGAAACCATCACACGATAAAGCTCTAAAGAAACACTGATTACCATATTTGTTTTTTGCTGGAAATCCTGGTTTGTCAATGTGTCATAAAGAGCTTGATATAATGTTTTTGGAATGTATGTTACATGGTCCATTAGTTTATAATATCAGGATATTCTTCTTTTTGACCATTTTTGAATTCTTTATTTTGGGGATATTTTATGGAAATCTGTATAAAATCGATTGACTTTTCTGGGATTATATTCTGAGTATATAGGAATGCCAAAGTGTGCATGTGGAGTGACGGCCTGTTTTGGTCAAAAAGGAAAATCAGCAAGTTGTTGTGTTCGATGTAAGACGGACGATATGATAAATGTAGTGGATGCTCGTTGTGGCGAGTGTGATAGCAGAGCATTATTCAATATACCTGGTAAAACGGGTGGTATTCTTTGTACCACACATAAAAAAGAAGGGATGGTAAATGTCAAATCAAAGAGATGTGCTTTTGTATATCCGAATAAGATACCTTGTTACATTAATCCTATTTACAATAAAATAGGAGAACAAAAAGGTAAATTTTGTGTAGTTCATAAAGAAGATGATATGGTTTATGTAGTTGGAAAACGATGTGAGAAAGATGGTTGTAGGATTATTGCTCAGTTCAATTTTGATATAGAACAAAGGGGTAAATTTTGTTCTCAACATAAAACGGAGGGTATGATTGATGTAAAACATCGTCGATGTGAAGCAGACGGGTGTTCAAACCAGCCATCATATAGATTTGAGACTGATACAAGTTGTAGATTTTGTGCTACACACAAACAACAGGGTATGATAAATGGAAAACATGCTTTTTGTATAATTGAAGGATGTAAGACAGTTGCTGGATATAATGAAATTGGTCAAATCACTCCTATGTATTGTGGTCTTCATAAAAAGGATGGTATGATTGATTTGAAACATATATTGTGTATAGAAGATGGATGTGAAAAACGCCCAATTTATAATTATAAAGGTATAAAAACTGGGTTATATTGTGTTGCTCATAAAAAAGAAGGTATGATAGATGTTATTTCTCCTATGTGTCTTTCTGAATGGTGTGATAATTATGCTAGTAGGAATTATGAAAAATATTGTATTCCATGTTATATTTATTTATTCCCTGATAGACCTATTACGTGTAATTATAAAACCAAAGAAAAATCCGTAGTTGATTTTGTAATGACACATTTTGAAAAATTTTCTTGGATAGCCGATAAAAAGGTAAGTGATGGATGTTCTCGGCGACGACCGGATTTATTATTAGATATGGGTCCTTATGTATTGATTGTAGAAGTGGATGAGAACCAGCATACAGATTATGATTGCTCTTGCGAAAATAAACGATTGATGGAGATTTCAAGAGATATTGGACATAGACCATTGATATTTATAAGATTTAACCCAGACGCATATATAGACAATAATAAAAATAAAATATCAACCTGTTGGAAACCAAATAAACAAAATGGGGTTTTACATGTGCCAAAAAATAAAGTGGCAGATTGGAAGAATCGACTGGATGCCTTACGACAACAAATTTTATATTGGACGGAAAATACACCAGAAAAAACAATTGAGATTGTTCAGCTATTTTATGACGGAATGGTTCCTACATAATTGGTTATTAAAAAAAATATAAATATTTTTTTTTATTTTATGTAAATAAAATTTTCGGGGTCTTTTAACCCGAGAAATTTATTTTCTTTAGCAATGTTATACCGATGGGTGGGGCTTTAATGCAACTAGTCGCTTACGGCGCACAAGACGTGTTCCTTACAGGAACTCCTGAAATTACTTTCTGGAAGGTGTCTTACAGACGCCATACCAACTTCGCTATGGAGTCTATCGAGCAGACTTTCTCTGGCCAGGCCGATTTCGGCAGACGTGTTACCTGCACAATCTCCAGAAATGGTGATCTTGCATACCGCACATACCTCCAGGTGACACTCCCTGAGATCAACCAGTCGATGGCTTCCACAACGGTTGCTGGTGCTGGTGTTTATGCTCGTTGGCTCGATTTCGTCGGTGAGCAGCTCATCTCTCAGGTTGAAGTTGAGATTGGAGGTCAGCGCATTGACCGCCAATATGGTGACTGGATGCACATCTGGAACCAGGTCACAATGACCCAGGAGCAACTCCGTGGTTACTTCAAGCTCATTGGTAACACCACACAGCTCACCTACATGACTGACCCGACATTCGCTCCTATTGCTGGTCCTTGCGCTGCCACCGGTGCTCCTACACAGGTCTGCGCTCCTCGCAATGCCCTTCCTGAGACCACTCTCTACATCCCTCTTCAGTTCTGGTTCAACAGAAACCCTGGTCTTGCTCTCCCTTTGATTGCTCTCCAATACCACGAAGTCAAGATCAACCTTGACATCCGCCCTATTGGTGAGTGCCTCTGGGCTGTCAACTCCCTCAGCGCCACAAGCGGAACACAGTCTGTCACGACTGCTTACCAACAATCCCTTGTTGCTGCCTCGCTCTATGTTGATTACATCTTCCTTGACACTGATGAGCGCCGCAAGATGGCCCAGAACCCTCACGAATACCTCATCGAGCAGGTTCAATTCACTGGTGACGAGTCTGTCGGTTCGTCCTCCAACAAGATCAAGCTCAACTTCAACCACCCGGTTAAGGAGCTCATCTGGGTTGTCCAGCCTGATGCCAACGTCGACTATTGCTCGTCGCTTGATGCTTCCCAGCTCCTCTTCAAGGTGCTTGGTGCCCAGCCTTTCAACTACACCGACTCCATTGATGCTCTCCCTAACGCCCTCCACGCCTTCGGCGGACCTACTGAGCTCTCTGGTTCCACCGCCTTCGTTACCTCCCAGGGTCTCTTCCAGATGGCTGGTGCCGTTGATGTTCCTGGTCTAACTTCCCAACAGGAGTGGAACAAGCTCTCTGTCAACACACCTTTCCAACCTCAGACTGGTGCTGTTGAGGGTTCTGGTCTCTCTGATGCCGGAACATTCGTTCTTGCCGAGACTGCTCTTGACCTCCACTGCTGGGGTGAGAACCCTGTCGTGACTGCTAAGCTCCAGCTTAACGGCCAGGACCGCTTCTCTGAGCGTGAAGGTTCTTACTTCGATGTTGTCCAGCCTTTCCAGCACCACACCCGTGCCCCGGATACTGGTATCAATGTTTACAGCTTCGCACTAAGGCCCGAAGAACATCAGCCAAGCGGCAGTTGCAACTTCTCGAGAATTGATAACGCTGTTCTTCAGCTTGTCCTTTCTTCCCCGACTGTTGCCGGAACTGCCACCGCCAAGGTCCGTGTCTACGCTGTTAATTACAACGTTCTAAGAGTTATGAGCGGCATTAAACTTGATATATTGGCTTATTCATTATTTGTAATGATCCAATATATTAAGAATTGTGCAGAAAAACAACCCGCCACAAACAAATCAGGCTCTGTTTGTGGAAACTTCGGTTTGACCCCTGTCTTAAAGGTCAGTTGTTAGTGAGGAGAAAATCCTTGCAAGATTACTTGTTGTTCGGGGAACCCCTTAGAGCTTCAACTACCAAGTGAGTATGGGAAACCTGCTCATGGCCGAGAAGAGAACTCGGGTATGGTAATAATGTTGAAGATTGGGCAATCCGCATGGTTATAACCTAAAGACGATTTGCTAGTCTATGGTTAGCCGTCAGAGACTGAACGGTAGTCGCTCGATGATGAAGGTTTAAGCAACCAGAGTCGGGTTAAGATACAGTCCATTCCCCTAGGGAAACTTAGGGGTACTAAAGGGCCGGTGTTGCTTATTCCAATTAAACGTAAGTTTAGTTGTGAATATGCAGACCTTGCTCATAACTCTCATAAAAATAAATATTATATAGTCATAAATCAATATTATATCAAATTATAATATTGATATAATTCCATACCTAACAATATGTAAAATACATTATAGAAACAATATAAAGTGTAATTTATAATATTTATATCATGAAATGTTTGGCAAAAGATAGACACAATGAATGTTGTAGGAATAAACAAATAAATTCGACGTCTTTTTGTAAATTTCATCAATATATGAATGAATATACGCCAACCATGCTTGAAAATTTAGAATTATGTAAAGGATGTAAAAAAATGTATTTTTTTGAGAATACTCAAATAAAAACATGTGAAAATTGTAGAACACGTGATAAAACTTGCTATAAAAAAGAAATTATATTATGTAAAAAAGATGGATGTTCCTCAAAGAAATCACAAGAAAATGTATATTGTGGAAAACATCAAATACATATTTTTATAGATGAAACCACTTCTAGTGGAAAAAAACTATGTTTTAATTATATTCGTGGTTGTAAAGAACAATTAGAACCCGAATATACATTTTCAAAATGCCAATTATGTTTGGAAAAAGATAGAAAAATTGACCAACAAAAAAGGAACAACGCAAAAGAAATGAATAAAAATATAGAAGCCAATATAAAATATTGTACAACATGTTGTAAAGAATATCATATTTCTGAATTTATTGGTAATAATCCTAATATAGAAACAAAGACGTGTTTATTTTGTAGACAACAAAATAAAGAACAAGATAAACATAGAGATAAAGAAAAACGAAATTTATTGGCAAAAATAAATATAAATCAGGCTTTTAGTTCTTATATAAAAGAAGCAAAACGTCGTTCGATTGAATTTCATTTATCAAAAGAAGATTTTTGTAATATTGTGAGAGAGAAGTGTTATTATTGTGGTGAAATAAATGAAGAGAAAAATTTTAATGGGATAGATAGAGTAAATTCAGAAAAGACTTATATTTTGGAAAATTGTGTTAGTTGTTGTTCTCTATGTAATTATCTGAAAAATAAAACATCAATAGATATTTTTATAAAACGTATTCAGCATATTATATCTTATATAAATGATAATAAATCAATATATGAGGAATGTTTTCCAGATTTTATTAGTGGAAATTATAATCAATATAAAAAATCTGCTAAGATTAGAGATATTGAATTTTTGCTCGATGAAGAAACTTTTCTAACTCTAACAAATAATAACTGTTATATATGTGGAAAGAAAAATAGTATAAATCATAGAAATGGAGTTGATAGATATGATAATTCTTTTGGATATATAGAGACAAATTGTAAAAGTTGTTGTAATACGTGTAATATGATAAAAAATCGGTTTTCATATGACGATATTATTGAAAAGTTCAAGAAAATTGTTTCGCATATCATAAATAAATAATGGAAAAACTCATTTAAAAAATTCCCCTACCATTATCCAACAGATGACATATACTCACGTTACTACCCAAAAACAACTTCTTTTGGACAATCTTATGGATTTTTATAAGCCATCTTCGATAACAATCCCCGATAAGCCATCTTTAAATACCACCAGTAAAACTCCTCTTCAAAGAATGATGGAAGTCATAAATGGTGAATCAAAAATATCTTTAAGAATTGTCGATTGGTTTGTTACAAATTATGCTAAAAAATATTTTACTGTTTATGAAATTCCAAAAACAATTCATGGAGAACCTTCGCAAACTGAAACAACAAGGTTTAAGGTTTTCCACGAATACAAACTCAAATTAAAAGCTTATGCTAAAAAGAATTTCGATCCCTTTTGTCGTTGGGAACGTATTCAAATTCCATATGATGAAAACTCATCGATGGAAACTACTATAGGCCAATTGAACTTTTTCAAATGGGCAATTGAGAACCATATCATCGATTATATTCAGGCACATTATTCAGAAATCGAGGATGATATGAATAGTCGTAATAGCACGTCAAAAAGAAAAACATCTACCGCAAATCCAAATCAAGGTGATGATAAAACAACAACAAGAAAAAAACGCGAAGAACTTTCTATTTCTGCTTGTAAATGTATCAAAAAGGAAAATGTTAAGATTATTGTCAAATTCAATTAGAAGTCTTTCGAGAACATTCACTACATCTATAGTCGTAAAGGTCTCTGATTTTGGTCCATTTTCAATGGTTCGGGCATAAGAACAGGTAAGCGGTCAATAATAGAAAGAGTTTCTAATTCTTTGAACTGTGGCTGAATGACTGCCTGAGGTGTCACCAAATTAGTAGAACCAGTTCCTTTCAAAAAAGAATCAATATCTGCAAAATTGCGAGAGAGAACCATTGGACCCATTTGACCTCCTAATAATCCATCTCCGGCATAATGATTGGAAAAAGCCTGACCATTTCCTTGGTTCTTATACATTAAATGTAGTCTCTGGTTCTCACGTGCTTGTTCTTCGGCTTTATAATTGCCTCTGTCATTCTTATTACGTGTTGATGTCATTTATAAATTATATATATATTCTTTATGACAATCTTTTCTTAAGTGGAATAAAATCACTATCTGTAGGGTTCGGGTTCTCATAAAGACCGATAAAATCCGCAAAATAATCATAAGTTAAGAGAACACAAATTCCTGTTTCTGGGTCTGTTGAAAAAAAAGCTCCTGCCGCTAATGTATATAACTCTATAAATCGAGGGTCCATCTTTGTTTTGTCATAAATAGCAGTCATACCACGGGACATTGCTACATCGTCATAAAGAAGTTCATCATATGATTCGGGGTCGGTATCTTTTAGATTTTCATATTCCTTTTTGAGAACTTCTAAATCCATTTTAAAATAAGTTCTCAATAAGTCCCGATACTCTTTATTAGTAGAATACATACAATATTCCTAAAGAATAAATATCATATTTATACCAATGATATTTATAGCATAAAAAGAGGGCGACGGTAGGAACGGCTGGAACGGCGTCTGCGGTTGCTTTTGCGAGCCTTAGACCCTTTCTTTGCCTTCGAACCACGACGCTTGGAGGAACGTCTTCGTTTTCCACCAGCGATTTTGGTTCCAGAAGCAACTCTTGAGAGTTCATCTTGAGGAAGTGTAGCAGGGTCGGATTCGCGAGCAACTGCTCCGCTTGTAATATCAGTAACATCGGAAGCTTGAGCAGCAATTTTGCTTTCTAATAGAGAACTCATTTTATATAATATAAAAAGAAATTGTCGTTATGATAATTTCTCTAACGAACACCATTTTCTCTGGCAGAAGCACCTCCACGTGTCCATCCATTCATAGCTACTTCCTCGACAGAATATGCCGGGTTGGTAATTTGCGAACGCAAATCATCGCGAATAGGATAATTCTGATAGTCGATATAAGGCTTTTCAGAAACAGTGGCAACACTTTTCAAATCGCGAATGTTTTGTCCCTGTTGAAGTTGGGATTCGAGAGTGGGGTCTCCGCCACCTCTTCCTAAATAAGGAACAGTTGCAAAAGGGCGAGCAAAAAGTTGGACCTTCTCATTACCTCTTTCAGAACCGATTTTGTTAAATATCTGGGATTCAATATCAATTACAGAAGAACCAGCATGATTATATCCATTTTTGACAACGAACCCAGGAATTTCACTTGCAAATTTTACCGGACTTGTCGTGCTGTATCCGCTAAAATAGTTTGCTACACTGTAATTTCCAAATCGAGTATTCTGAACATTTTGTTGGGTTTGATCAGGAGCATCCGCCTTTAGACTAGCCATATTATTAAATGTATATGCATGAAGAGATGACATCAGTATATTATTATATACTATTATTATTATTTTCTTTATGACCTATTCGGATTGTCATAAAGAAATAGATTAGTTTGTATATCTATCTAGATTACGAGCACATGAAAATAAATTACCCTCTTTACAAGACACCATACTGCCATAACAAAAATCGGCAAATCCGGCTTGGTCATTCGGAATGGTCGTTGAAGGGTTCGAATAAAATGGTTGAAGCGATTGTTCAAAAACGAATTGTTCGCCTAAATCTGTAAATAATTTTTTCGCAATATCCGGTTGCCCAGGGTTCTGGTCAATGACTAATTGCTGGGCTTGTTGGAGAATGGTCTGGTTTGCATTAAATGCCGGTGGAGCCGGTTTCTTCTCAGGATTATAGTCATAATCTGGTAAGAGAACATTCGAAAAAGGGTTTGTATCTGTAGGTGTATCGAATGTTTTTGATGCATCCGTAGAATATCCTTTTAAAACAGCTAAAGCGGGGTTATCAAATCCCTCTTGTTTGTCTTTTATTTCCGCCTTTTTTTTCTTCTCTTTTTGACGGTAATGATGAAGTAAATAAATCGAACCCAATGTAATAATGCCTATTAAAACAACTCTTGTGCTTCTGTCATAAAGATATAATATGATTGTAAGAACAATAATAGCACGCGTAATAGCATTCAATTTTTGATTATAGGTCATACCTTCTACTGGGAAGAATTCGGTTATATATCGACTATCTAAGAGAACATTCGGGTTTTCAGACCAGAAAGGGACCAATAATCCCTTTGATAATTGGTCCAATGGATTATTTGAAATATCTGATTCAGCAATGGAAAATTCACTTGATATTAAAGACATTATATATATTGTTTATTATATTTTTTATCTCTCTAGACACAGTCCTAAAGATAATACATTTTTCTTTATGACAACTCTGATGAAAGTGTCCGTTTTACACATTTTTTATCCATTTGAAAGGTTTCCATTTTTGTCGATTGTGGAACGATTTTAATAACACATTTCGATTTTTCGCCATAAAGTGGCTCTGTGCAGCCTTTCTCTTGATTTCTCTTTTTGACAGTCTTTCGAGCCTTTTTAAGTTCTTTATATGATTTTGTACATCTAGAACGAAAGTGTTCATAACGTTCTCTTACTATATCATATGTCAATCCTGATTTTTTATGAAGCATTTTATTTATCACTTCATGTAAGTTGTAAATATATTTGGAAAATGTTTCACGAGATTTCATATGTTCCATAGTTAATGGAAGTCTTTTAAAATTTTTCTTTAAATTCTTACGGCATTTACCACAGGGGAGAACATTCTGTAAATTTAATATGAAATCTCGATAATGTTTTTTATCTTCACATGTGGGATCAACTGGATAGTTGAAACTCATGGTATGAAGATAATGCCACATACTTGGTCCCCAAACCATTGTAAGCATTCCATCTCCGCTATTATAATCATCTACGGAATAAGGCGTTTTACTCATTTGTATTATTATTATATTTTTTTATAGTTTATATTTAGGAAAGGGCAAGCGGTTGGATTGTCTTAAAGAATATATTCATGTAATATATAATGGCCAATCTAGTTGTATATGTCAATACTTTATTAAAACCTTATTATAAATATTTTCTCGCTTTTTTTCTATTAGTGGTCTTTGTTGCAGTTGCAAGATATGCTTATCAGACGTTTTTCATAAAGGCGAATAAGTTGAAGGATTCGGCTAATATTGCAAACGCAAACAATATTAAACCTATTACAGCCGTTTATTTCTTTCATGTTGATTGGTGTCCTCATTGTATTAAGGCTATTCCTGAATGGAACGCATTCGCCGAAATCTATAATAATAAAGAAGTCAATGGTCATTTGGTCCAATGTTATGATATTGACTGCACCGATGATAATGGCGATGTGACTATCCAATTCGACCCAACAGATGGGTCTGCTACTAATATGAAACCAACACCTATCAAGATTTCCCAACTTATCAAAAAATACAAAATTGACTCCTATCCTACTATCAAATTAACCAAAGACGGTTCTACTGTGGATTTCGAGGCAAAAGTCACAAAGCAGAATTTAATCCAATTTGTTACTAGCGTCTAATAAATGTTGTATCAATAAATCACGACCTTTTTTAACGAGATGTTCTCGTTCTTCCTTATTATACAACACTTGTATACAATATTCCAGTGTTGTTTTTTCTTTTAAAACGATCTGATGTTTTATATCTTTTGAGTTTTCATTTGAGAACATATTTGTTTGATGAATGACATTATAAATCACCATTGACAAAATATCCACTATATTTGATTTTCCATCAATAATTGTTTTTGACAAACTATCAGAAGGATTTCCTAATGAAATTGCGAAAATCTCATCCAGGTTCTCCGTTTTTACTTTTGAAATAGGATAATTCAGATGAAACCCTCCATCGATATAACATTCATTACCAATAATTAAGGGGGCAAAGAAAAGGGGGATACAACAACTTGCATATATGGCATCGATAACCCGCCATTCGGGATGTGTCTTAAAGGAAATATCTATGGAATGGAATTTGTTTAATTCACTCGTATATATGTGTATTTCGATGCCATTGTATTCATATAATCCTAACATGGTTATATCGGGGTCTAAATCTATGGATTTAAAAAGTGGCGCAAACATGTTCTCAAAAAACCCGCGATGAATAACTCCTTTTGCTTCATATATTTCGAGAACTGAATACCGATTATTTTTACAGAGAGTTTCCCATGGACGTTTTATAAGATAATTCAGAAGGAGGTCGGGTTCGATTTTTAGCGAGACCATTGTTCCTATAATGGCTCCCACAGATGTCATAAAGATGGTTTCGATATTAGACATCTGAACAAGACCTTGGGCTATGGCTTCGTAGAGAATACCAAATGCTGAGAATCCCCATACTGAACCGCCTGATATGACTAGATGCTTAATTAATGGCGAATTATTCTTTATGACAAATATAGGTTCTTCATTTATTTTTTCATCAAGTTCTCGTATTTCTTGTTCCATAGATGTATAAATAGACGAATAAATTCATATATATTTTTTCTGGGAGGATAATATAATGTCCTGTTTGTTATACGTAGATGATGAAGAAGCCAAACATAAGGTCGATATCGATGAATTATATGAGAAGAAACATCAGCGTGATTTGAAACAATTATCGGTTTTTAATAAAATCTTGAACCGTATTCATAAACGTATTCAATTGACTGGTAGAAATAAAAGAGTTGATAGACATATTTGGTTTACTGTTCCGGAATTCATTTTTGGAGAACCTAATTATGATCAAGGAGAATGTCTAGGATTTTTAGTAAGTAAATTAGAAGAAAATGGGTTCTTTGTGAAATATATGCATCCGAATACGCTATTTGTCTCATGGGAAAATTGGATACCGTCTTATACTCGCAATGAAATAAAGAAAAAGTTAGGAGTGGTTCTCGATGAAAAAGGAAATGTTATTGATAGATTAGATGAGAACATTGAGATAGAAAGTCATGACCCTGCAGTAAGACTTGTTCAGGCAAATGCCAAGAAAGACCAGAAACAATTTACACCAATTAAGGAATATAAACCAACTGGAAATTTGGTTTATAATCCGGAAATGTTTGAAAAATTAGAAAAAAGAGTTACTTTTTCGGATATGTAAGCTATGCCGTAGCAGGAGGAGCAGGAGTAGTAGAAACAGTAGGAGCAGCTCCATTTGCCTTTGCTATTTGGTCAATCATATTTGTTTGATATTGAGTATTTATATTGGAAGCAATCGAACTATTATTTTTTTTGATTGCTTTTGCCATATCTCGTATATTATTAAATACAACTAAAATAATTAGTGCCATTAAATTTGTAATAACACAAGCTGGAGAACCAACCCAGTCAATAAATCCAATCATTTGACTTCCTGGTGTCATACAGACTATACTTCCAAGATTTGAAGTAATCAATATTATTTGTGAAAAGAAATCAGCTATATTTCTATTATGTTGGTCTTCATCTGGTATTAATGGGTCTGTAGATATAATATCATTTAATTGTTTTCTAACCATGTTTTGAAAACAAATATTCGCTATTACTTTAAATTCGCTTAAAAATGGTATTTTTCCTCCTACTAATTTCTGTGTTTTATTACGTTTATTACGTAATTTACGTCCTCCACGTCGTCCAGTTAAACGAGAATACACAGAAGGTCTGTTACTTTTTTGAAATTGTTTTCTATCATAATATACTTTTTGTAATTCTTGTATTTTTTGTTGAATAGATTGCTCTAAGAGAGTAGGGTCAATATTATTGGTTTCTGTGCGAATATTTTGTATCAGTTCATTATATTTTGTATTTATGAAGTTAGATGTAAATTCTTCGGTTGATAATGCATCTCTTGTCTTAAACAATTGAATAGCAAATGAAACTGTTATAATCGCTTCTCTTTTCATAAAATCAGTATAATGTTTTGTAAAAACAGCATGTTTTATGTTCAAGTTTAATGGAGGTTTAATATCAAAATATAAGCATAATGTTCGGTGTATACGAGTTGCTGGAGATAAAACCAAATTCATACTTTTATTTATTACTTTTGACCCTACATCAGAAACACTTTTATAAGCAGACGATAATCCTGATGAAATTGACGATTTAAAGTCCCCTCCGGTAATAGTAGTTGGTTCTAATGGATTATCAGCAACATTTTCAGCATTTTCAACTTCTGCTTCTTCTTTCACCTCATCAATTTTTGCGGTTTCTTTAGCAGCTTCTTTATTTAATTCATTTAATACTGTATTTGCATCTAAATCTGAAAGAACTTTTGATAATAACCATTGAAATGGTTTCGCAACTATTGCAGTTGATTTAGATACCCATTTTGATAGTTTTGCTTTAATCATTTCATTAAAATGAACTGGTAAAGTGGTGTTCTGTTTTGATAAAATATATCGTTGTATTTGTGTAATCATAAAATACCATTCATTCCAACCACCATACCATAATGCTCTATCTGTATGATATTTATAAGTTACGAAAAATTCAAATATGGCCGGATTTTTGAATGTTATATATTTCGGTTTATCTGAAAGTCCGACCTTTGCTGGTCCATCTGTTAATATAGCATCATTTAATCTAGCAAAATTCAATCGCAATAACCCTTTATGAAGGTAATCAATTGCTTCCTTAGCTGTTTCTTGTCCATATACACCACCACTTATTGCTTGTCCTACTGGCACTCCTATAGGTTGTTCTACTTCAGGTTGTCCTACTATTACAGGTGTTCCTACTATTACAGGTTGTCCTACTATTACAGGTGTTCCTTCTATTACAGGTTGTTCTGTAGTTAAAGGGGCTTCTTTTTCATTTTGGACTTCTTCCGCTATCGACTGGTCATTTGTATAAATATATCCTTCTTCAATTTTAACACAATCAGGTATACCTTTTTTAGCACAATATAATCCTTTAATATCGGCTTCAGTAATAAAATTAATAAAATAAGCATTTTTAAAAAGCATTCGGTCTATATCAGAAGGATTTAATGCTAAGGATGATACATATTTACCAGAACTTGCTATTTGAGATACACTTTTACCAACATTATAAACAGATTTTGGAGTATATCTTTTTATGATACCTGGATTAGAGTTAGATGGAACAACTGCATCTTCTCCACCACGTTGTTTCCTTTTTATTTTTTTAGTTTTACGAATAGTCATATAGAATATATATTTATTTTTATCTGAAATACAAAATTGAACTAAATAACTAAATAAATAGTATCCAATATATTCTTTATGACAGAGCCGTGTATCCCTATTTCGATACCGAATTCGAAACCAATTTCAGAACACAAATCGAAAACCAAAAAGAAAAAAGTCCCTTTGAATTCTATTGATAAAAACAAGTTATGGGCTATTTTCGACGAAGACAAAAAGGCTATTGTCGAAGATGGAACAATAGGACAGATTGAAACCGTTTATACAAAAACAGACACATGTGAATTATGTAGTTCTGTATTAATGACCATGGATGACGGGTTTCCTACTTGCACGAATGACCAATGTGGATGGATGTTTCGTGACGTATTAGATTATTCTCCAGAATGGCGTTTCTTCGGTGCCGATGACAAAAACGCAAATGACCCTACACGTTGTGGAAATCCGGTTAATCCGCTTTTATTGGAATCCTCTTTTGGGTGTAAAGTTCTCTGTAATAATCGTTCTTCATATGAAATGAAAAAGATTTCAAAATGGACATCGTGGCAATCTATGCCCCATAAAGAAAAGGCACTCTATGATGAGTTCCAGTTTATTACAGTTATGGCTCAAAATGCAGGTATTCCGAAAATTTTCATTGATGATGCAATGGCGATTCATAAAGATATATCTGAACAACAGATGTTTAGAGGTCTCAATCGTGATGGTATTAAATCTGCATCGATTTACATTTCATGTAGAATGAATGGTTGCCCGAGAACTGCTCATGAAATAGCAGATATTTTCAGATTGGACAAAGCAAGTGCCACAAAAGGATGTTCAATGGCGGTTTCTATTTTAGCAAATATAGACAGAGGCACAGAGCATCAAAGTGAATTATGTGCAACAAAGCCGAGTTCATTTATCGAGCGTTATTGTAGTTTGCTTGGTGTCAATCATGAACTTTCATTGCTTTCAAAATTCATTGCTAATAAAATAGAGCAGAAGGCAATAATAACGGATAATACACCACATGCAGTTGCCGCCGGAATTATTTACTTTGTATCTCAAGTTTGTGGATTGAATATTTCTAAAAAAGATATTCACATCAAATGTGGCGTGAGTGAAGTAACCATTAATAAATGTTTCAAGAAGATGGATACCATACGTTCTGATTTGATCCCTCAGTGTATTTTAGAGAAATATAAGTAAATATTCCTTTTTGACAATATGAATTATTATTTTTGGACATTCTTCAAAGATTTTTTCTTGATTTTTTTTTATGAAAAAAGTGTATAGATGTCAGATAATATTACTATCGAGGTTGAGACACAAATTGAAGAACCAGTAGAGGAAGTTCATGTTGAAGAACCCACAGAGGAGGTTCCTGTTCCTGTCGAGGAGGTTCCTGTTCCCGTAGAGGAGGTTCCTGTTCCCGTAGAGGAGGTTCCTGTTGAACAACCCGTTGAAGAGGTTCCTGTTCCCGTCGAGGAGGTTCCTTTTGAACAACCCGTCGAGGAAGTTCCTGTTGAACAACCCGTTGAAGAGGTTCCTGTTGAACAACCCGTTGAAGAGGTTCCTGTTGAGCAACCCGCAGAAGAGGGTCCTGTTCCCGTCGAGGAAGTTTCTGTTGAACAACCCGTAGAGGAGGTTCCTGTTGAACAACCCGTTGAAGAGGTTCCTGTTGAGCAACCCGCAGAAGAGGGTCCTGTTCCCGTCGAGGAAGTTTCTGTTGAACAACCAGTTGAAGAGGTTTCTGTTCCCGTAGAGGAAGTTCCTGTTGAGCA